AATGTAGCATTTGCGCCAAAAAGATTTAATTCTTGATTAGTACCCAAATTAATATTTTTGGTTGTTAATGATACCCATTCTGTACCATCATACCAATAAGTTCCTGGAGGATAGGTCCCATATGTTTGAGTTAATTTAACACCATCATATTTGTTCGCATTTGAAGGAAATTTTGTTACTTCTGATATACCTTTACCGATAACACTAGAAATAGAAGCAATAATTGGTGCATAATCATTATTAATAAAATTTTGTAAAGTATCTCTTACATCTTGTAAGCGATTATTAATACCATCTTCTGCTTCTAAAGCATCATATACAATTTTTTCAGAAATACTTGTAGCTTTCCAATCCCAATAATCACTTGCTTTTACCGCAACAATATCTGAACGTAAATAGCGTATATCTTTATTGGTATTTATAGCGTCAATGATATGGTCTACAAAAGTCTGTGGTTTATTATTATTAACAGCCATGTTTTCATCTTCATCCGCACCATTATCTTCAGGATTTTGCTTTACATATAATTGCTCTATAATTTCTTCTGGAACAGTTAAATAAGTACTACCTTCTATTAAAGTACCACCTAATACTAAATCTCCAGTATTTGGATCAGCATAAAACGTTACATCGTTATTCCAATTACGGAGTTTTAAACCATTCCAGCTAATTTCTACCCTATTAACGTCTTGTGTAAGTGCAGTATAACGCTCATTTGTAAAATCAAAAGTACCATCTTGTTTAATTACTGGCCATTTATTTAATTCATAATCTTTACCATTAACATTAATTATTAATGGCTTATTATTATTATCTTCTTTTGTAGCATATTTAACCGCTTGATATTCAGGCATTGCGCCCTCTTTAGCAATTAAAAATAGTCCTTCTGAATTATGAACAACATATTGTGAAGGATCCATTCCATCTCTTTTATTAATTTCTTCTAATTTATCTTGTGGTAAAGTACCGCCATCAGAAAACCAAGATTTATAAGCAAATAATCCGTCTTTATTTAATTGTAGTCGTAAATTATTATCACTATAAATATTAATTAAATTAGTATCTATGCGGCCAGAAGTAATGGCATTCGCGCTAATACCTGATGGAAGAATACCAGTATTCCAAATATAATTTCCTTCATTATCTTTTTCTGTGGCTGTAAAAATACCACTTGCTGTATAAACTACAGCGCCGCCAGAAGAACTTTCTGCTAATATTCTCTTATCTTCAATAGTAAACGTGCCATTATTTCCTTGCGTATAAGCTAATTGTAAATTATTACCCAAAATACTACTTTGTAAACTTTCTGGTGCAATTTGACCATTAGTTGTAATAACAGAAGAAAGAGCGTTAATAACAGTGGAATTTTTTTGCATTTGCGCAGTTGAGGCTACAATAGAGGTAAATAAATCTTCAAATTTAGTCTTATAGTTTTTTATTTCAATACTATCTTCCCAAGGCTTATCTAAGTCTAAATCAATACCAGAAATATAGCCCATAACGTTCTCAAATTTTAAATCATAGTCATTTATATGGACTAAAGTGTGTATTCTATCATATGCTGTTTCCATAAAATTAGTTTTAATAATTTTAGGAGTAATATTATACGTTACTTTTGGCCACGCATTTTCCTTCATTATTTTTAAAGCATCTAAATAAATTGCTAATCCTGTATTGGAAAGCTCATAATTAAAGGTAAATAATGGATAATTATCATTATAATAATTAAATAAAACTTCTGGTTTGATATTAATATAATAAGAAAAATCAGTGTCAACAAAATTTAATTTATCAGTAGTTAATTTTGCCCAATCTATTGCACCTTCTTCATAATCATATCTATTTAAAATGTTATATGAAAAATAAGGTGATAATAATACTGATTTTTCTTCTTGATTAACATATAAACTATAATTATCAGTATTATTTTTAAAATTATATGAAGAAATTTTAATACGTGGATACACAATTTCAAATTTATTAAAATTATTATCATCTATAAAAATAATATTTTCATTAGAAGTAAGGGCTTTAAATGAACGTAAATTTTTTACAATTTCTTCTTCTGTTTGTCCATTCTGTATTGTTTCACTTATAACATTATTAGTTATATATCCAATACTCCCATTTAATTCTTTTAATGCTTTAGTTAATGTCTTACCATCTTCTAGCACTATATAATCTTCAGCACCAGTAAGTATTAATACGGGAATAATCATATTTTTAGAATAAGATTTTTTATTATCGCTCGTGCTGCAATTTTCAACGCATCTTAAAAAACCAAACTGTGCATTAGAACCAATATTAAGAATATAAGGAAAATTAATAACATCTAATTTCTGTTCGTCTGGCAATGTCTTATTATATTCTTCTATATAATTCTTCATTCCAGGAATCGTAACATCATCCCATACAAATCCTAAATCAGAAATAGTAATAAGATTTGGATGGTTTTTTTCGTCTCTATCATTATTAATAGTTTCTAAATTAGTTAATGTAAATAAATTCATTAATTCTGATAAATCAATGCAAGGATAATAAACTCTATTTAAATTACTTCCTTCTTCATAATAATTTTTATCTTCATCATCAAACAATATATTATCCCAAAAAATTTCAGGGCTACTATTAGAATTTAAATCCAAATTAAATAAAGATTTTTTATCGCCATACTTTGCATAAGTATCTTCTGGTTGCCAAGTGCCTTCGCGCAAAGCTGGTCCCATCATTTTTTCAAATTTTAAAATATCTTGTTCTTTAGCCTTTAATTCTTCGTCATAAAGAATTTGTAAATTATATAATAAACCTTTTTTATTCTGATTAACATAATCGCTATCAAAATCATCTATCCGCTTTCTTTCACCGTGTAAATTATCTACAATTGCTTTTAATTCTGGAAGTTTTTCCTTATCTTCTTTATATTTTTTTCCCCATATTTCTGCTAATATTTTATGATATGTATCTGGACTATAACTATAGACGGCAAAAAGAGCAGAATTAAAATTAGTTGGAATATTTTTTATTCCTACGATCAATTGAGTTTGTTTGTCTTTAATTAATTCAATTCCTTCGGTATTAGAGGAATCAAATTTAATATAATTTTTCGCATCTAATTCACTTAAATCATTTGTTCTACCATATTCATTTGCTGCTTCTAAACTCGTAAAAAGAATAATAGGATGATTTGTATCATATATAACACTTTCCCATTTAAAATAGCACTCACGAATCTGAGTTTGTGAATTAGTATATATAACACAAATATCTGGATTATAGCCAGTCATGCTTAGTGTTGTAGGATCTCTATCATAATCGGTTTTTTCAGCATTTAATATATGTTTAATATAATTCTGTTCTTCTTGAAGTCGCTCATTATCTTCATCACACATAACTCGCATATTCTCATACTCTGCTCGTGCTTCTATAAGTTTCTCTTCACATACTTGCATTTCATTAGAATACGCCATTAATTTTTCATTGTGTTGACGCATTTTAGCTTCAAATTTAGGTACTTCTTCATACTGCTCTTTGGTAATAGCACCAATATTATATAAATAATCAAAATTTAATAAATAGTCTTCAAGACTTTTATTAGCAGAAACGCTAGTTATACTACTATCAATTAAATCTGCGTCCGAATTATTAGAAAGCACAATCATTTTGGTGATTTGATCTGCACTATCCATTTCACGGTTTATATCTTCCGTATCATAATAATAATTAAAATCAATAATGTCTTCTGTTTTATCTTTTAGACCGGAGTTATAAAATTGTATTTTTCTTCCAGTAATATAAAAATTATCATCATACTCATATATATATCTACAGTAAACTCCAAAAGTTTCTGCAATAGTTTGTGTTAAATTATAACGATTGCTATCGTTTGCTGTTACCATGCGTAATTTTTCTTTTGTGCTAATTAAAGAATTTTCCGCAGGGACAATAAAGTCGCCATCATTAATTTTCCAATTTTCATTATAAGCTTCTTCATATATTTTAGTTGAATTTAACTGATCTATATTATCATTACCCATAATAAAATCAGACCAATCCATCTTATATTCTACTATCCATCCTAATGAGCCATCATTTGGAATAACTTTATCAACCCAATAATTAATGTTATTTATTGGGCAGCCATTAGTTTCTGTCTCTTCAAGAGTAGGATTTTTATCTTTCCAATCATTATATTCCATCAAATATAAATCTTCAGATAAATCTATTTTATAACCAGTTTTGCCTAGTTCATTAAAAGCTAACCCCTCGCTTTCAACTTCACAATAAGTCTCAAATCCTTGATGACTTTCAGTAACCTTAGTAATTAAAAATTCAAAAATGCGTTGTTTATCTTGTTTTCCTTTATTAAAAATAACTTTTAATTTGCGCAAATTCGCTATTAAATTGCCATTAGTTGTATTATACCATAGCGGATTTTCCATACGCCGGCCATTTCTATGAATATACATGGGTATTCTAAAAGAGAATGTATCTTCGCTATCATCTTTTAAAGACATTTTTGCTTCTTCAATCAATCCTTTATGCTCTAAATTGGTCTGCTTCAAGACAGTAATAAAACTGTCTTGAAGCGTCCAAATAGAGACTTCATAACTACGTGGATTACGATTTGTTATCATAAGTCTCTACCTCCTTTACTCTTAATAATACATATTCTTAAATAATATTAAGAAATCAGTAATTTCTTCACTACTTTGAATTTTAAAACAATCTCGCTCATTATCTATATTTTCTCCAAAAGTGAAGTTACTTCTTTCATCTATTATTAAGTAATCAGAGCGTATCATATCACCAACATTTTGCTTTATTTCAGAAGAATTTATAGTGAATGTCCCATATGCTTCGCCAGTAGCTGAATCAATTACATAAGTAACCGTCGGGTTGTCTCCAAAAATTGCTTTCATATTATCTATAAAATTGGTAGAATTGCTAATGTTTTGTATCGCGGCGGCACGTATGGTATTTTCTTTTATTTGATCACGCATTTCTACTTGGAGGTCTATAACACTAGCCGAATTAGAACCATTATAAATATCAATTGCTTTATTATAAGCAACAAATAATCCGGGCAGTCCATAAGTAAAAGTCTTTGTTCCTATTGTAATTGTAGCAATATTTTTATTTCCATCAATACCTTTAGGAAAAATAATTTTATCGCTATTATCATAATCCATTTTTATAGTAAATTTAATTTTTGGTTTAGAAGGAGCTGTGCCAGAATAAAATACATACCAGTTATCTTCATTATTACCAATAGTTGCGCCAGTTTTAGAATCAATATTTAATATACCTAAACGCGCTGGCAATTTTGATACACCAACAATCGCGCCTCCATCATCTTTTGTCATATAGTGATCATTTCCAAAAAAGGTACATTCAGGTAAATATTGTCCATATGGTAAATTATCTTCTAAACACATTTTTAAAGTATCTTTATTATTTATAGTATCTACCATTGCTTCTGTTTTTGCTGGGACTAGTGTCTTTGAAGGATCATTTTCATCTGTTATAGCTTTACTATTTTCTTGCCCTTCAAAAGTATTTAAGTCTAAATATTTAGGCATATAAAATAGCTTACCACTCCAATAAGGCTCATCCATAATAAAAGATAAAGTAATATCTCCACGATATAAAGCGGTTGGAATATCTTTTAAAATACCATTTACACGAATTGATTCAATTTGTTCAAAAGGTATCATAGAAATAGATGGCGGCGTTGCAACACGAGCCATAATTACTCTATTTGGATGTTCGGCTAATATTAATTCTCGTTCCACACTGGGTTTAAACCACATCTTAAACTTTTCTAAATCAGTTTGTGTCATACCATCGGTAGACAATGTAAAATCCAATTGATTAGTAGTGAAATGAGTACCCCAAAAATATTGTCCATCTAAAGTATCATATTCACTTGTAGCATCTTCAAAATTTGCATATACATTTTTATTTAATCTATCTCCCATAGTGGCTAAAAGATTAAAATCTTCAATATATTTTCCACCATAAGAAAAACTTATATACGCTCTATTCATGAAGGGAAGGCGATTGCCTTCCCCGTCATGAGTTGCTAAATATACCTGCATTCTTTTTGGTTCAGTAGACCGAACTTCGTTTCCTTCTAAAATTGCCATACTCCTTTACCTCCTTGCTATACTACGATTACCAGCTTTGCGCGCGATTTTAAGAATTTCTTCCTTAACCATATCACCAGCGCGGCGAGCATCATAATCACTTGAAATAGTTCCAGCATTGAAGTTAATTGAAACATTTTCAATATTGATGCTATCATCTGTTGAAGTGGTTGAAGCACCAGTTGCTGTGTTATTGAAAGAATCTTGTAATTGTGAAACTATTGACATTAATGAAGTGTTTTTATTACCTAATAAATCATTCTTTAAGAAATCAGTTTGTGCCGCGTTAAGAACAGCTTCTGGTTTCTTTGACGTACCATCTAACCAAGCAGGACCTGTAAAATCAGCCATGCCGCCTGTTTTAAATTTCTTAGGTATTATATTTTTTAATTTTTGTTTAATATCAGCATAGGCATCTTTTCCGTCTTTAGCTTTTTTTAGATTAGTCGCGGTTAATGTTCTATTGGCAACTAATTTATTTCCTTCATATTTATCTAGCACAAGGCTCTTAAAATCACCATTGGCCGTTAAACCATTTATTGTAGCAGCGTGATACGTACCCTGCGCTTTTGTTTTTTTCTTTGATGTTAAAGCATGTGATTGTATCTTACCATCATCACCTACAGTTTCATATGAAAGATCACCAGAAAATGCGGTTCCTTTTGGAACAACAACATCAATGCCCTTTGCTAATTTTTCTTCATATTCATTTAAGTTTTTATCACTAGTACTGACTTCAGTTGCATCAACACCCATTTTAGAAGGTTGAAGTGCATTAATTATAGCAGATGAATTTGGTATATTAGCCGCAGCTATATATTCATTTCCACCATTTGCTACATGTAAATATTTCTTTTTACTTACTGTAATCACATCATCAAATGTATAAGAACGGCTGCCGTCACCTGCAAGTTTACCCGCTTTTTTCACTGTTTTTTTCTTAGAATTATATGTATAATAAGCGACATTGTTATCTGGTATAAATGTTAATTTATCAGTGACAGCTGCTTCTGCTGCCTTAAAAGCTTCTGTTTCATTGCCACTCTCTGTATATTTATCTAAAAATGCAGTATCAAAATCTGATTGATTAGTTTCATTTAATGAATCATAATAAGATTTACCAGTTAATTGATGCAATGCAGTTTCATTTTCTTTCCAATTTGCTAAAGCTTGTTCACCTTTATATTTATTTGTATTCTGAACACTACTTTGTATAGATTTTTTATAAGCTTCTATTCCTACTTGCCTTGCTTCTGTTTTAGCTTCTTCTTCTGTTTTACCACTACTTATTAATTCATTATATTTATTATTATAAGCTTCAATAGCAGCACCTTTAGCATTGCTCGCGGCAGTCATATGAGCCTCAGTATCAATTTCTCCTAAATATCCAGTATATTGGCCAATAATATTTTCAGAATCAATCCAATCTTTTAAATTACTCCAAGTACTGCCATACTCATCTTTATCTTCTCTATATCCCATCCATTGTTGAAATGCTTTTTTAAATTCTCTTAAATCTTCACTTTGTTGTAAAGCAGATTCACCACCGCGAGAATTTAAATATTCATTCCAAAATGCGGTCGCAGCTTCTTCTGGCCCGGCCATTTTCTCTCTTATTTCTGGCCACCATAAACCATTTGCTTTTTGATATTCTAAAGTTTGAGTAAGTAAATCAATTTGAGTGTCTAATTTCTCTAACTGTTTATCAGAAGCTTCTTGAATAGCATCAATTTCTTGTTGTCTTGCATCATAATAAGCATCTTGTTGCTTAGAAGAAATTTGATCTTGCAATGATTTAATTTGAGAAGCAGAACCGCCAGAACGTTGTAGAATAGCTAATTGACGTTGCAATTTAGTAAGTTCAGTATCTTTATCATTCTGTTGACGCATATCCTTTTCTTTATTAAGAGAATCAGTTAAACCTTTAATATATCTTTCATTAGATTTTTCTAAAGCATCTTTTTGTTCTTGTAATTTATCTATTACAGCTTGTTCGCGTGCTTCAACAGCTTCTAATAATTTCTGTTCTACATCTAATTCATTATCAACAAACGCCTGAAGAATTTCATTCTGCTTAGTTTGGTTATCAATTACTTTTTCTAATTGCTCATGATAACTATCATATAAACTATCAAGTTCATCACGCCAAGCATCAACATTATTCCAGAAATTCTCCATCATTTGAGTATATAAATCATTATCTTTATCGTCACTTTTAAATTTCTTTAATTTTAATGAAGAAGAAATAGACTTAGCTACTTTTGTACCATCATCATTATAAAGCAAATCAGAAATATTAAAACCAACTGATTGTAAATATTTCAATTGTTTTTTCGCAGTTTTTGCATTATCAATGGCTTCACCTTTAACATTACGACGAGTAAGATTTTCAAGAATATCAAGACCTTCGCCAGAGCCGGGTCTATCATCACCAACATATTGTTGTAAACCATATTCATCATATGTAAATATTTTTCCATAAGATGATTCTTTTAGCTCTTTAGCTTTATTATCATACCATTTCTTTTGTAAATCAGCTAATTTCTGATTACGCACAATTTCTTGGTCTAATAAATTCAACTGTGCCTTCTGTGCTTGATAAATCTTTTCACCATTAGCAATTCTATCATTCTCATATTTAGTTTGCAATTTTTCTTGTTCGGTGATATGCATTTCAATATGGTCAATTTGACGCAACCAGTTATACCAGCGTTGGATGTCATCAGTAGTAGTGGTTGGCTGTTCTTCTTCTCCACCACCGCCACCGCCGCCTCCTCCACCGCCGCCTCCGCGGCCGGCTTGAGAGCCTAGATCTTTGGCTGATGCGTCAAGCATTGATTGCCACATGGCTCGGATTTGTTTTAATGCGGCTAAAGCAGCAGACGCACTTGCAAGGGCAGGACCAGATATATTGCCAGTGGCTAAGGTCGTTGCATTCTTTTCATTAGTAAAAGCTTTTCCTCGTCCACCATGGCCTTGTGTCATTAATTTTTTAGTCTGTAAATGATTAAATACTATTGCATCCTTATCTAAATCAACAAACTCAGCACCATTTTCTCCAGCTAAGAAATAGCGTCCGCCTGATACAACTAATTCTGGTCCAAGTTCACCCATAAGAGTACCTTTACCAGCAGCAAACGCTTTGCCAACATTACCTTTTGAGAATACCTTGTATAAACCAGTTGCATTACCAGTTGCTCCTGTTCCAGTAACTGAAACAGATACTGTTAAAGTTAAAGTAGGTAAAGAAGTTGGTATTCCGGTTAACTTACTAATTAATGTCGCTACGGTAGATGCCAAAGTACTTAAAGGAGAAGCAGCATTAGCCGCATTAGTACCTAAAGTTTCTGCATTATCGCTCACAGGCGTTAAGTTTATACCAGCTATAATACTAGAAAAACTACTAAAAACTCCACCTAATACGTCTATAGAACCTTGAGCTTGTGATGCGCCTTCTTGCAATCCAGATGCGTCAACTTGTGCTGGGGCTTCCGCTTTTGATGTTTTAGGGGTATCTTGTCCTTTATTATTGCTTCCTTTTCCACCTTTTCCACTTTTACCGCCAGTATCACCAGTATCACCAGATGGCTTACTAATAGCAAGAGTACCAGTAAATGTACTATTATTGGCATCAATTGTAGCACCACTAGTATTCAATGTATTTGCTTCAATAGTAGTAGCGGAAGGAGCAGTAACGGTTGTAGCAGTATCAAGATTTACAGAAGCAGCAGAAAGTTCAAGAGAAGTAAGTTGAAGATTCATTCCACCAGTTCCACCAGTAGGACTACCTGTTCCACCACTAGGATTACCTGTTCCGCCGCTAGGGGTTGGAGGATTCTCTCCGCCAGTACCATTCGCACCTGCGACTTTCTTAATCCCTTCTGCAATAAGGTCCCAATTAATACCAGCTAAGGTTTGTGCTTGTGTAGCAACTTGTCCCATAGCAGATGCTACTTCTGGAAGTTGACCTGGTTCTATTTCAGTTAAACCTACAAGAGCATTTTTAATTATATCGCTAGAAAAAACTTCAGTAAGGGCAGAAGAAATTGTTTCAGATAGGCCAGTATCTATTCCTAATTGTTCTTTTAAAGATCTATTAAATGCATCCTGCACACTTTCACCAGGGCCAGGTACAAATTCTATTTGACTACCAGAAGGTAAAGTATATGTATAAGAACCATCTTTATTATTCTTTAAAGAATCATCTATGATATTACCATTCGCATCCGCAACTTTCTTACCAGATTGTAAAGCTTTCTTCATTTCATTTCTAACAGCTTCGGTAGGATTCTTTATTTCTTCGCCATCAGAAGTGAACATTTTAGTATCTGTTTTTGCGATAATATTATAATGCTGATATAAGAACATATCATAAGTTAATTCTTGTTTAGCATCTTCTGTATTATATGTTTTATCCTGTTTTTTATGCTCATTAACTAATTGTTTTAATTGCTGTTCATATGCTGCTTTTCGTAAATCATCAATAGTATTAAAAGTACCTGGAACGCCATCTTCTGTAAATTCTGCTTCACTAGTTTCTGGATTAATTCTAACCTTTATTTTTATACCGGTTTCATATTCAATTTCTCCAGAGGCTTCTTTTCCTTCTATTGTCACATCTTTAATATCTATTCCAGCTAAATCAGCTACTCTATAAGCATTTTTTAATCCTTCAAATGCTTCACTTGGTTCTTTTCCACTACCTCTATATACCGGTTTTCCGTTTTGATCTAAAATATAAGTTTCTCCATTCTCGTCTATTTTTATTATATTCTTCATAGTAAGAACAGACTCAACTTCTATTTCAGACATTTGTTCACCAGCATTATATTTATCCATTGCTGATTTTAACTGTTCTTTTAATGCCTCTTGATTTTCTTTGGTAACTGCTTTTCCTTCATTCAATTTTTTTAAAGCTTCTTGAGTAGATTCAGATTTCCAATCAATTTCATATACTTGATTGCCGCTTACTCCAATAGTGTAATCTCCTATATCTATTGTTGTACCTTTTGTTAATCCAAGTTCAGAAAGAGTTTTCCAAACACTACTTTCAATATTATCTAGATTAAAATCGCCACTTTTAGCTGCTTCATTAAAAGATTTTAAAATATTAAAATAATCTTGAGGATTAATATTAGTAAAAGCAGATTCTTTATCACCAAAAATTTCCTTTAAAGTATTACCATTAATTTTGATGTTATCTAATGCATCACTTAAATCTTTATTATTTTCAGCAGCTTTTAATAAATTATCTCGCCACTTGATATATTCATCAGTAAATTTATATAACTTTTCACCATTTTCAGTAGATTCTGTGATAACATCTCCACTATCAGTAAGTTCAAAGATATCGCCAATATCTAAAATGCCATCTCCATCCGCGCCAATATCTCCAAGATTTTCCATGGCAACAATAGCTTCAAGCATTTGAATGGCTGCATCTAACATAGCAATTTGGCCACGAGCCATTTCTTTAACACCCAAGTCAATACCTTTACCCATATCAGCTGCGCCAACTTGCATATCAAGTCCTATATCGCCTAAAGCTATTTTTGCCCCTTCGCCATCAACATTTTTTAATGCACCCATACCAGCTTCAATTAATTCAGCAGCACGTTGTTCGGCATTAGAAGCATTCATACCCATCCATTCAAGGTTATTAGAACTCATTTGTACAAGATTTGCCATTTCATTAATAATATTAACATAATCTTGTACTTCCATATATCCGGTTTTTCCAGCTGTATTAATTGCTTTATATGCTTTGCCAACAGAATCCCAATAATTTAATGGACCTTGTAAACTATCGGGCAATTTGCGATCCATAAAATTAAATTGATTTGGATCTACAGATTGAGTTGTAGCAATTTTATTTAAAAGTCCTAATTGTTCTCGTAATTTAGAATTCTGTACCTCTAAATTTTGAATGCGCTCATTAGAATCATCTGCACCATAATGACGGGCTAATGCTATTTCATTCTCATTTTGTGCCAATTCTTTTTGCAATTTAGCCATCTCAGCCATAGTATCCGATACATGTTCATATTGGCCACCAATATCAGAACTTAAAGATTCAACTAATTGATCAAATACTAAATTACCTTGAATTGAATCTATTTGAGATAATACATTATATAATTCAATAGCACTATTAGTAGCTAATTTTAATCCTTCAGCAGTCGGGGTAAAATCTAATTCACCAACTCCTTGTTGATTAGCCCAATCCTGTAATGATTCAGCTTGTACATTAGTTAATTTACCTTGAATGCCACCACTAATTAAGTCAGTGTATCCTTTTAACACATTAGCTAAGACATCAGCCAATTCAGCCATTTCACTGCTTAATAAACCGCCATATTGCTGTGCTGTATTAGAAATTTCTTGAATTATAGCTGGTAGATTAGCATCCGCACCAATAGTTAAAATGCCATTTTGAAGTTCAGCATTATATTGTTGTAGTTTATCAGACAATACTTGTAAAGGATTATACGCACCAGTAATAGAAGAAGAACTTGATATATTCTTTTTATAAGCTTCATTTAATTCTGCACTCAATTGCGTTAAATTAAATTGATCACCAGCTTTAGCGTTTTCAAGATTCTTCGCCTCTTCAAGAATATTCTTTTCTGCTTTTCTATTCATCTCAATTAAAGAATCATTATAACTCTTAAAAGCAGAAACATATTCTTCAGAATTAGCGTCCCAACCCATTAAATCAGCAAATGCAGAAAAATCTGCAATTTGCATTTTACTGCCACCTAATTGCTTTATAATACCAGTAGAAGTAAGTTGATTTACTAAGTCTTCAGATAACTCATATCCGCCTTGTGCAAGAATTTCGCCAAACCGTGTATAAGTCATGCCAGCAGCGTCGCCCAGTGCATCAATAGCTTGTTGCTCACCGTCTTTATTTTCTAAAGCTAAAGCAGCAACTTTATTAATATCTGCCAATGTAGCTTCGCCAGTAGCCTTTAAATCAGATAATATTTTGTTATAGGCTTCATATAAGTTTGCCGCAGTTTCAACTACATATTGACCAGTTCCAGCAAGTTCTGTAGCTTTTCCGCCCGCGGAATTAATAATACTAGCAGTGGTGGCATCAATAATAGCGCCTGGACCAGAAATAACTGTGTCTATAGCATTAACATATGAAGAAACTTGGGCGCGATAGATGTTTTCTACATCTTGCGCACTAAGTTGCTGTTTCATATCTTTTGCTATACTTGACATTACTCCAACGGCCTGTGCGCCACCATCATTTAATACAGGGATTAATTCTCCTATTGTTAGATTAAGATCAAAGCCCATTGCTTGAATCGCTTTATCAAAATCTCTAAAAGAGTCTCTTAAAACTCTAATATCTGTGGAACCTTTCTGGCTACTAATGTAAGTAGATACAGCATTAGTAAAGTTAGTTAAAACAGTTGCTTTTTGCTCATTTAATGCTCGTACAAAAGATTCATTGTCTTGATTAAATTGTCCTTCAAGCGCAGTTAATAGCCCATTTGCATTAAATGTTTTATCACCATTATCTTCTACAAGTTTTAATATTGCGTCTACAGTTAAATCAAATGTCTTGGCAATTTGACCAATTTGTGCATAACTAAGTTTATCTAAATTAGGCACTAAAGAGGTCATTAAAGCTTCCTTCGCGTTTGGAGCAACATTTGCCTCACTATCAAGCCAACTAATATAAGAATTAATATATTCAGAAGTAGTTTGATCTAATTTATAGCCTAATTTTTGTTCAACATCACTTATATATTTATTCCAATCTTTTATTTGATAAGTTTCTACTCCTACTCTTTCAATACTATCTGCCCACGCATCTGTAACTTGTCCATTTTCTTTTAGCATTTCTTCTAATCTAAGACCCATTGAAGTCATAAAATTATTCAATGTATCTGTAGATAGATTAGCTGCAGAACTAAGCATAGCATTCACAGCAGCATCCTCGCTAGTAGACGCTTTAATAATAGTAGCATAAGCATTATTTAAAGTTTGTAAATCTGATTTATCATTTTCAAAAGACTCTTTAATAGCCGCGTAAACATCAATAGCAGCAGTATATAAATCATCAGCTGATTCTAAGACAGCTGTACCATCAAATCTAATTTTATTAGTCCAGAATCCATTATAAGATGCTAGAACAGAAGCGGTTTCGGCACTTAAAGTTCCGCCTATAGAAGCTGAAGAAATTTCACTTTGAGCTGTTGATAAAAACTCATTAAGCATTTCATCAATAGCAAAGGTATCTTTTCCTTGAGTCTCTAATGTTTCACGTATACCTTTTAAATAACCAAAAAGACGCTCTTTAACTACGCCATTAATAGTAAGTATGCCATCTGTTACACTACTACCAAGAATATCACCAAGTGTTTTTTCTTCTACATTAAGCAAATCAAGCAAATATTGAACATTAACTTTTTGTCCAACTTTTGCAGAAGAAATATTAGAAAGCTGTTCGGCTACCGCCTTACTATATTCTCCCATATACTCAATAGAAGAATCAGTATAAGCGCTTAATAATTTTGTATATTCTTGGCTAGCTTTTGGAAGCATACCAGTTAAGTATTTATTAGAAAACGCTTTAAAATCAACAATATTAATACCACCGAAACCGTTACTTACAATTCCAGATTTAGGATCTTTTAAAACAGTCTCAAAATCTATACCAAGATTGCCAATAATCTTTCCAAACTCTTCATAAGCCATTCCATAGGCGTCAGAAAGAAGTGAAGAAATATCACTGTTGGTCTTATCTCGTGTAGTTAAATAATCAGAATAAGCTTTATTAATTTGGGTTGTAGTAGATTCACCGCTTGTTTTAATTGCTTCATAAACACCTTGTACACCTTCAATTAAATTACCAACGGTAGTAACTACGCCATTGGCATCAAATTCAAATCTATGCTGTGCGAGAATATTACGAATTTCTTCATCTGCAACCATAGAATTGACTTGTAGCCCTTCTGATAATTGCTCCATACCCTCTTGATAACGATTTACTTGGGCGTAGAAAACTTCTTCAATTTGTTCTTGAGTAGCTTCTGGATTAATATTTTTAAGAATAGCTATAGCAGTTTGTCCACCACTACGTAATAACTTCATCTGTCGCTCTGTCGCAGCTTGAATATATTTTGTATTGTCGCCTTCTGCATCAATATATTTCTCAGAATTTAATGCCTGTAATTGCTTATATAATTTTTGCCCAGCTTTTCCACTAATGCCTTCCACATCAGAAACAAATCCACTAATATCCATAGATTCAATAATAGAATCACGAGCAGTCTCTAATATAGCTTCTGCTTCTTCTGCATTGGCAGCGCCAGCCGCTAAAGCATGAACATACGTTGTATAAGCCTCTGCACTAAGAGTGAAAGCATTTAAATCAGCGTCCCAATTCCAAGCGTCTTCGGCCAAATCGGTTCCAACAAATTCTTTATAAGAATCAGCTATTTTCTTTCTATCTTCTTTACTTTGGACACCATCTGTTAGAGCTTTAGTAGCTTCTGTGGCCTGATTTTGAATAGTATCCACTAAAAGTTGTTGAAGTTCATCATTAATATCTCCGACATTTTCAGAAATCGCCTTTCGTAAAGCGGCAACATCTAATGTAGAAGTACCATCACCATTATCTTTAAATAATCCTAATTTTTTAAATTCTTCAGAATCGGAACGCATGCCAAAAATATTTGTAGCTATATCTGAAATATTTTCTTCAGTTAAAGCCGTCATATTTTTAATGATATCTTCAAGAGTGGTTTTTCTATCGCGTAATGGCTTATTAGTTATTGAAGCTGCTTTAGCTAATAAATCATTAACTTCTTTAATTTCATTTAAGTCTAAAACACGATCAGTATATTTTTCAATATCAGCTTGTAGCTGTGCAATAGTTTGTCCTATAGTACCTATTTTATATTTAAGCTCTTTTTTATCTTCTTTATTTGTTGCTTTTTGTTTAGCTATATTAAGCTGTTCTCTTTCAGCCTCTAAATCTGCAATTTGTTCATTTATTTTATCTTTATAATATTTTCCACTAGTAATATCATTTATTTGTTCGGTTATTTTATCAAGAAGATCCCCATTCGTTTCATATTTACCAGTAACAATATCAGGGGTTAAATTAAATTTTTCTTCTACTTCTTTAATTTTTGAAGCATCCCCATACAGCATTTCAGCTAATTTGGTCATTATTTCAATTGAAACGCCGCCTTCTTCAATTAAGCCATCCATGACTTCATAAGGGTCTTGATACGCTTCATCAAAAGCTTTTTGAATTTGAGAAGCTTTTTCATCATTAGATAGACTCTTATCATCTTGAATCATTTTAAGCAATTCATCAATATTACTATTTGTAATTTGAATTGTCTTATAAACGGCTTCTGCGCCCGCACCGGAAATTCTTTGTAACAAACCTTTTTGCTCTAAAGCAGCAAGTTTTGCTGCATTAAATTGATTTGCTTCAACATATTCACCAGCGCCAGAAGTCATAGAATTATAAATTTCATTATTAATATTTTGATAATTCTTAATAATTTCACTAGCATATTTTGGAAATTGTTCAACTAAAGAATCTATATCTCCAGATTTTAATGCATCTCGTGCAGCCTTCCCACCATCTAATGGTTTTACGACTTTTAAAAAGTTATCAAAATCTCCATTAGCTAAAGCAGAACGTGCGGTGGCATCCGCTATATATTCATCAATTTTAGTTAATGACGCAGCTAATTCTTCATCTATATTTTGTGCGACCCATTGAGTAAAAGTTTGTGTTTTAACATTAGCTTCAGAAAGATATTGTTCATAATAATTTTGAAAATCTGTAGGATTAATACCTGCGTTTTGAACTGCTTTTATATTTTTTTCTTGGGAAATCCAATCACTTAGTGCTGTTGAAGTTTGGCCTAAATCAGAAATATTTATACTACCTAATTTAGTTTTTAATTCCTTAGCAGCATTAGCTATATTTTGTTTTAATTCTTTATTTTCATTAAAATAAGCTTCTTTTAATGCATCAAAGTCATCAAAGAAAAATTTGCCTTCTTTAAAATCAAAATCATTTAAAGTTTTTCCAGTCTTTTGAGCAAGTTCAGTAGCAGTTTTTAAATCCATACCTTTAGTACTATTGGATAAGGCTTTTTCAAAATCTTCAATATTTGTAGTTACTTTTTGAGCATAAGTTTGTAATTCTGCTGTTAAATTAGTTGGCATAGATTTTACATAAGATTCTGCGCTCTGAACTAATTGTTCCGCTTCTTTAGGATCTAAACTAGATTCATATACTTGTTTCTTAAATTCTGCTAAGCCAGTTAAAGAAAAATCTGTCCAATTTTCTAATAATCCTTGAGCTACATCATTACCAGCAGCTTGCTCCCATAAATCATGATAACGATTCATGGCTTGTTGGCCATCTTTTTGAGATAATGTATCATTTTCTATTAATGAAGCAATTTGATCATAAGTGTCAAGATATACTTGCCATTCATCCAATCCTAGCTGTAAATTAGACAGCAACCCACCTCGTAATTTTTTACCGTTTGTTTGTTTAGCTCTTCGGGAATTAATAGCATCGTACATTTTTCCAATAGAAAAGTTATTATCTAAACTATTTAAAATAGCTTGTTCAGCAGTAGCATTAATATCATTCATTTTAAAGCCTAATATTTCAGCTACTTTAGTCTGTAATTCATCAGAAGTATATTTCCCTTTATTTTTTATTAACTCATTTAACTTAGCTTTATCTTTTGGCAATAAATCATTCCAAGCGACTCCTAAAGTTTCTTGTATTGTTTGAATTGCTTTATCAAATTCAGGCGCTTTAATAAAATCTTTATAGCCTTTTCCTTTATTTTCTTCCAAGTCGCTCCATTCTTCCGCAGTATTCATTAAATAATTAGAAACTAAAGTACTTGCACCTTCCATGCCTTTATAAAATTCATTTAACGAATTGTCTTGATCCATAAATTTAATGGAAGCTAAAGTACTCATTGAAGAGCGTGCAGCCGCTTTTGTAGCATTAGAGGCTTGTTCAATAGAGCTTTGTATATCTAAAAATCCACCGTTTAATTCTGCAATTTGTTCTAATAAATTCTTTATAATAGGATTTAAAGTGTTGGTGTTATTATCGTGTATTTGTTTGATTGCTTCTTGATTATCTTTCCAGTATTCTTTAATACCTTCCGTATCTTGTGTATTAATATAATCAAATAATGGGTTAAGAGTTTTTTCTACATCATCACCCATACCTTTATATAATCCTTTTAACATTTCAGTAGCAGAACTAGTTAATTCTGCACCATAATTGGTACGTGTCATAGTCTGAAACTCTGCTGCTTCTGTTGAAAAGGCCATATAGGCATCTTTTGGTACTAAATGTTCAATATCATATAAAGCAGTAACATCTGATAAAGACGGCTCTCTAGAAAGTTGTCCTTTTAAAATATCTAAAGTTGGTAATTGATTTGCCTTCTCTCCCGCACTTTTCTTTAGTTTGTCATAAGCGGAAGCTAAACCAGCATCTAAACTATTAGGTAAATCATTAAAAAATGTATACCATTTTTCTGCTTCTTGTCCTTCACGCTTTTTATTAGCTTGTTCTTCTAATTTTTCAGCATATTCTAAGTTCTTTATCGCCGCTTCTTCAGCCGCGTTTGAAGCTTCTTCTCTTGCTCTGGTAAGCACTCCATAAGTATCAGCCAAATCAATAACAGCATTTCCTTCTGCATCTAAAGACGCAATTAACTCTGGATGTCCTTCCGCTAATTTATTACTAGCATCTATATATTCTTTTTTAGCTTCTTCACTATCATATTGCGCTTTTTCTAATTCTTTTAATTTCTTTATTTGCTCGTCTAAATTTTTATAATCATTTTTCTTTGTTAAATATTCATTATTCGCGGCATCTGCGGACTCTTTCATACGTTGGGCTTCTGCTTCCATTGATTCAAAAATCATACCCCAATTTTGAAGAATACCAGTAATTGTGCCAAAAATTGCGCCTATTCCTGCAAATTGCGGACCCATCATTGCTCCCATTGCCGCCGCAGAAAGAGCTGAACTTCCTATTCCAAATGCACCTTTAATGCCTTTCTTAGCTTTAGTATCATCTTTTATAGTTCCACCGATAGTAGAAAGTAATAAACTACCTGCGCTCAGCCCCATACTCATTTTAGTTTGCTTTGCTAAAATAGCGGCCCGTTCTTGTTCAGCAGTAAGAACCGCTTGCATTTTTTTATCTTCAGCATCTTTTGTAGCCTGAACCATTTGTTCTTCAGTATATTTATGTTGTAAAAATTTTGCTTTATTAACTTCTTGCATAAATTCAAGATGTTGCTGGGCTATCAAAGCTTGCTGCCTAGCTTCTTCGGCACTTATATTAACTCTTTGCTGCATGCTTGTTTGAGCAATGCCAACCATAGCATTTGCATTCATACTAGCTCTCGCTTTAATTAACGCAAAAACGTTAGTAACAATATTTGCTAGATTAAAAAACGTTAACCCAATTTGAGTAATAGCAGCCAATGGTATTCCAGCAACAGTAGACATTTCAGTTAAAGATTTAACTATATTATTACCAAAATCCAATACTCCTTTATATAAAGTTTCAATTCCAGAAGAAGTATATAGAGATTGTAAACTAGTTTGTAACTGTTGTGTCTTAGCTTCAATACTATCCATTGTCTTTAAAACTTGCAATGTAGCAGTATCTTCACTATTAGCAGCCTCTTCACTTAATTCCGCTAAACGTTCTCCATTAGAAACTAATGCTAAGAAACGAGATTGCTGTCTATTACCAGCCATAACGGTGGCAATATAGCGTTGAGTATTTTTATCAATAGTATCCCATTTCTGTGCTAGTTCCATAATTACATCATCAAAATCACGGAATTGATGTTCAGTGTCTTGAATTGTAATACCGACGCTCTTTAAGGCGGTGTCAACTTTGTTTAGACTAAGTTCTTCTCCCTCGCTATCAATCATTGTCGCTGGATTTTCTTTTAATTCACCGTAACGAGAAATGATTGACTTCATAGCAGAACCGATATTCTCTGGCGCTTCACGAGTAGCTTCAATCATAACAGCCATCATAGCTGTAGTATTTTCAAAACTACTGCCAACAGCCGCGGCAGAAGAAGCAGTTTTACTCATAGCAGTAGCTAGTTCTGTTGTACTAGTAGCGGAACTTGCTGCAATATTAGAGTATACATCTACGACAGTCTGTGCATCTTGCATTTCCATTTTAAAGGAACGTACTGCGTTAGTCATATAGTCTGTAGCAGTAGCATAATCTAAACCAGAAATACGAGCCATCTTTAAAGTTTCTTCTGTCAAAGCCATAACATCGCTTTGTTCCAAACCTTGCTGATAGTATAACTGAGAAACTTTATATACACCAGAAATAGAAGAAGCATATTGTCTAGCCATATTTGTGTAATCCGGCATTTGCTTCCATAAGTCTGGCTGAGTTTTATCGGTAACAATTGCAATTTCTGTGATTGTTTTATCTAGCTCTTTTACAGTAGAAATAACAGAACGTACAGCATTACTGACCATACGAACCGCAGCATAAACACTAAACCAACGCTGAACTACACCTTCTATTTTACCGACCATAGTATTAATATTACGGCCTTTTTCTAATTCAGCATTATAGCGCTTATATGCTTCAGTGGCTTGATTAATTTGGGCTGTTGCCTCAGAGAAAACTTCACCTGCCGAGCCCTTTACGCCAGATGTTTCTTTATTTAATAATTGTTGAACAGTTTTATCTTGCTGATCGACCTGTTCTTGCAATTGTTTATTTTGTTCTCTTAATTCCGCGACTCGTTTTTTAGCGTCCTCTATAATATCAGCTTGTGATGGATTATTTTTTGATGCTGTTTCTGCATTTCTTTTTTCAGCTAATTTAGCTTCTATGTCTCTATTATTCTTTTCAATTTGAGTTTTAATATTATTCGTAGCTTCCATTAATTCCTTTGCAGTCAAATTTGCCGCTTCTTTAATATCTCCACCTTCTAAATATGTAGAAATGGCCGATTTTCCTTCAGGAGAAAAAGAACTTCCAACTTGATTAATAATATCTTGTATTTCTGCTGTTTTTTCAGCTACTATTTTAGGATCAAAAGTTAACAAATCATCTGGAAGAAATTTAGTATGTTGTCCACTTCGGCCTATTATGCCCTCTAAAGTAGTTTTATTGGCAAATCCTAATTCTTTCCAATTTTTTAAAATTAATTCTAATTCTGCACGTGCTTCACTTAAGGATTTAGCATCTAATAATTTTGAAAAAGCTGTATCAATTTTTCCATGATAACTCGTATCTGTTGTTTTAGATTTTGCTTGTTCTGCTAATTTATTAATTTGATTAAAATAATCTTCACCTAGATAATTTTTTACTAATTTTGAGTCAAAAGATTTCTGAAACTTTAATACTTGATTACCTTCTAGTTCTTTATTTACTTGTTTTAAATTTCCAATTTCTGTAAATAACTCACTTATGCGCGCTTTTAAGTTAGTAGTTTTAGTTTCTAAATCATTTAAGCCCGCGCTTAAAACTGAAACGAAATTATCCGCATTTAAACTATTAAGATCAACCCCAAGAGACTCCAGCACACTTTTAAGCTCTTGAGAATCAGCAATCATACTTTGTATGCCAGCGCCCATACTTTGATCTAATTGAGCGCGTAACTCTCTCGCTTTATTAATAGCATCTTGTGTATCACTACTTAATTTACTTAGATCTAAATTATCAATTGAAATCCCATTCATCATGTTGGCAACTTCTTGCAAAGCCTGCCCAACAGATGCTGCTTGACCAGTAATTCGTTCAATACCAGCTTCAGAAGTCACACGCTTTTTAGAATTTTTATCTAAGTCATTAATCTGTTTTTGAATTTTTTGTATTGTATTTAATGCCCGTTGTCCAAAATCTGAATTTAAATCAATTTTATTTAAACTCTCTTTAAGTTTATTAAGTGATTCTTGATATCCAGTAACTTGTGCAGATACATCTATCATTACACTTGCTTGACCAGCCATCTATTTTCACCTCTCCTTTTTCACCAAAATAAAAAGAGCCACTTTCCTACACCCAGGAAAGTGGCTCATATATCAGCATCAATGTCTTGATTAAGACGCGTTATTCTCACTATTAAATTATTACTATCATCCGTTTTTTCCGGCATACCAACGATGTTAAAAACGGACGTAGTTGGATCAGCCCTTTCTCCCAAGCGCAAGTTAATATCACTTACAACTCTTACTTTTGGCATATAAATTAAATTAGTATAATTTAAGCCTTCATTTTCATCCTTGGAGTAAAACTTACCCTCAAGAGTGAACAATCCATTAAAGCGTTCTTTTTGAATCAAATATATCAACGCTTCATCCTTATACTCATAATAATAATCCACCATATAATGATTGGTGGCGTCCGCTTCTTTCACTTTTATACGGGGAACTATTTCACCCGCGATATTGTGTATATTTTGTATAATTTCACCATATACTTTCTTTTGTCCTACGTCTCGTTCATATTCATAAATAAAAACTTTCTTTCGCGGCGGCAAAATGGGCATATGATTTAAAACAAAACTATTATCCGAATCTAATTCAAAAGGTCCTTCACGCATAGGAACTGCGATAGAAGTTCCTTCTTGTTTTTCAGTCATATTAGCACTTAATAATATCCCCATACTAATAGAGGACATAACGCCTTCTGTTAAAGAAAAAGTAACTTCTGAACGATCCTCCCAAATAACACGAGGCATATTGGACCAACCGCCTCGCGCCATTATAGGGGAGTTTCTTTCAGAAAGCATGGAGATACTTACATTCTCAAAATAGAGAACAGGTTCTCCTTCTTCTAGGCGCCTTGAACCAAATTGCATAGGAACTTTAGCTTTTAATACAACCTCATAAAGTTCTTTTACACCAAAATATTGGTCAATCATTTGATTCACCACCTAAAATAAAAACTAGGGGCATAAAGCCCCTAGTTTAATTATTTAATTACTGACCATCAGCAGATAAAGAACCGATGTCGTCACCAGCATTGGTCTCGTCAGCAGCAGCTCCGCCATAACGGATTAGCTTCATCATTTCCTTATTACCACGCTCGTTATCGTCACGTAGTACGTTTAGGGTCATTTCAAAAGTAGAAGGATCGCCTTCGGCTTCTAGAGTAATAGTAACCTCAGACTGAACCTTAGCCTTACCAATTACAAACTGGAAAGCTTCATCCTTACCGGTCTTCTGTGAACGCATGAAAGTATCACCGACTACACGATAAGTGCCTGGGAAAGTATCAGGAGAAATGGTTACTTCAACAGCAGTATCAGCATTAGCAGCACCAGTTACTAGCTCATCCCAGAAAATACGAATATGGTCACCTTCAGCAGCAGGAGCAGCTGTAGTTACGCCCATAGCAGTATTCTTAAACTTTAGAATATCATTTGCAGCCATAGCCTTGTCAGTTACTGTTCCGTCCTGGCCTACTGCAGCAACAATCTGAGTACGAACGCCAGCTACTGTACTTCCAGTGCCGCCACCATAGTTAATGAAACGAATTGGATGATTAGCGGTAGCTTTTGGAGTTAGAGTATTACCAGTAATATGATCCTTTGGTAGTGGTAGAGCACCACCAGCACCAGCAATAACTTCTTCCGTATGATGTACAATTACAGTGTCATTAGTGGCTGGCTTATGAATAGCACCGCCTAGCATGAAACGTAGAGATTCAAGAGAAATTAGAGCATCTTCTAGGGTGATGGTAATTTCCTTACCATAGTCCCAAGAAATTAGCTTAGGATTGCCCCAACCACCAGTAGCATCTGTGGTCTCGGCAGTAGTCTCAATAGTAGAAACCTTTAGGGTATCTAGGAATAGAACGATGTCACCCTTATATACATTAGACTTAGGATCGTCCTCTAGGGCCTCAAAATAAACGTTGGCAACTTCCTTAATACCATACTTATCAAAAATATTAACAGCCATGTGAGTTACCTCCTATAAATCATGATTTGTCAGAGCTCGCAATGGAACGCATCCAATGCTTTAATTGATTCTTTTTCAATTTTGCACCAGCCAAAGCGGCTTGATTGTTTATATTAAACTGATCACGCCATCCCATTCTTTTCAGCTGGTCGTGAAAAGCGTAATATGTAATATTCCAAACATTTTCCATGTTTAAACCGCAGTTATCAATGGTGATACTGCCTATAAGGTCGGAGAACTTTAAATCTGACCCTTCTTGAGCAGCCTGTTTTGCTTTTGCTTTGCGAACTTTTTCTCTATTTCTTCGCATTTGTTCTTTTAATCTTCTTACTGCCGGTGGGTCGTCTTTAGAAATAATAATTTCTTCCCCTTCTTGTTCTATGAAATACATTCGTTTGAGGATACGCTGTAAATCATAAAACTTTTCCTCTGTTAATAAGTGTTTTTCTTCTATTGGCCCTATAATGATTTGCGCGGGGTCTAAAGAAAAAACAATATTTTCATGAGTAAAAAATCTAAAAGCGTCTTTTACTGTTTGATTAATCTCTGGGTCAACTGCCGTCATCATTAATAAATATTGAAAATCTGTAAGTTGTTCCATTAAGTCTTTTAATTCACTATCATCAGATTTATTAATGACAGGTTTTTCCGCAATTAAAACACTTAAATACTTTTGAAAATTTGAATAACCTTCATCTACAATTTCTCCCATTTTGGCAGGATAAATCGCGCATATATCGTCTAAAAAAACAGGTGAACCGCGTTGAAATTTTAAAACTTCATCATCAGTTAAATTCATTGATTCTATACCTCATTGAATATCCACCAATCCAAGGTGATAAAGTTAAATTATCCGCGCGATAAAATTGTAAATTGCCTATACCAGCCAATGGTTGACCATTAAATAACTGATCTATTCGTTCCATAATTAAATATGGTCTTAAAGATTGCTCATTTAAAATCCATTCGTCATATGGACAAGCTATATCAAAACGAACAGTTGAAATTTTAAATTCAGGATTAAGCTGATTAACAGTAAAATCATCAAATACTGAAATAATATAAGACATCTTTTCTGTACTATCATCAAATACTTTAGGAACAATAAGGATTTGTTTATGTATTAAATCTATACCATCTACATCCGGTTGTTTATTACCAGTAATAGGATCAATAGGCTTTAATGGGTCTTTTGTTTGATATTTTAACAAACGGCATATCTTTTGATCTGTCATCAATCTATTAGCTATTACAAAAGTATTATCACCCATTACGGCAAATCGTCTTTGAGTATTATTTATATTCATTTAAATCACCTACCATAATGGGATAATTTCTATTGTTTTAAATATAGAATAATCTTGATTATTATAATTATATAAACATCCTAGCACAACATAACCCAATTTATTTTTAGCATTAGCTATAACTAACCATTTACCTTCTTTTTCATCATAAGATACTTTAGCAAGAATAGTCTCTTTCTCATATAAATCTATAGAATCATTAGATAAAATTCCTATTAATAAACTCTTAGGAAATTTAGGATGAGGGAAAAATAAATAATTTGAATACTCTTCTTTTTCCGCATCTTCAATATTTATAATAATAGTTTTATATAAAACAAATCTATAATCTTGTATATCATCTATTGACGCATCTAAAATATATTTTTCTTTATAACCTAAATGTATTTTATCCGCACCATTAATATGTGCCACTATTCCTTGCTGCTCTGGTTTAATATCAATAAATAAATGTTGTGTAATAGAAGGATAATTTACTAATTGTATTACTAATTCAACATTATCACCGTATTGCTGAGTTATCAGTTTTTCTACTTGTTTATCTTCTTTATATTCAATTTCTTTTTTTACATATCTTGAAGATGTAGTCAACACTTTAACGGGCTCTTTACAAGGAACTCCATTTTTAGTCAAAGTAAAATTCAAAGTTTCAAGAATATTTACTCCAACATCAAATACTTGTTTTTCATTAGGAATTAATAATTTATATTGTGCCCGTTTATCCGTATCAGCAATATTATTTTCAACGTCATCATAGATAGAATTAATTTTACCTTCTGTTAGAGAAAGATAAATTACACCAGGGACACTTGTGTGGTCATATTCTACAACTGTCCATGATTCTTCTTCAACAATAAAATTTGTTGCTCTATCTATTGGATAACGAGGCATTAATAATTCGGCATATTTATTAGGTTGCGGTGTAATTAAATTATTCCAAGTACGGAAATTACCTTTTATCTTACTATCCAATGAACTAACAAAATAAGCCCAAGATTGTTGTAAATGCCCTTGTGCGTCAATCCACTTCATAAGATAATTACACCTTACAATCCAAAAACTTCTAAAAGTGCCATTCACTTTCTTTTCTTCTTGAATGATAATCCATTTTTCAATGCTACCATCATCAAGAGTCCAATTCATAATGTCTCCGATTAAAAGAGGAACATTATTGGCAACTTCAAGAAACATAATTTTTTCATATTCCTTATCCTTACTTGTAAGGATAATGCCATCAAAATAAATCCCACGCTCAACAGATAAATTTCTTATTGTATGAGGAGATTCTGCAAGCCATTTTTCAAACGACCTGATGCCACCATTACGGATACGTTCCGCGGTGGTTTCTCCCATATGATTAATGCGGGAAAAATATACATCTAAATAGTTCATTCACTATCCCTTATTTCTAGCGCGCCCACCAAATTCATACATTCAAAAATAGTTTTTCTAAAATATTCATATGATAGATGGCGCAATGAATTTAACTTGCCAAGAAGAGGCCAATAGTTAATACAAGTTGGCCCCAATCCTTCAAGTTCAATTATAATAGAATCAAGAAATTTTTCCCATTCACCATTTTTTTCTTTTTCACAAAGCACTCCGTAAAGACGACCTTTTAATTTATTTTTATAGCCGTCAAAAGTTACATCATAAGGCATTTTTCTTACCTGCTAACTTTTTAAATAAGTTTGCTGGCCGCTTTCCGCGCGAACGGTCATAAATACCTTCTGCGCGCCGCACATCATTAGCAATCGCGGCCTCCAATTTATTTAATTTATCTAAATGATTTGCTTGTGAAAAATCTTTATCTGCATAGAGCTGTCTAATATTCTCCCAACTAGCAATACAACGTTTTACCCACTCATGCTTCATATAAAGAGCAAGTAATTGAATTTCATCATTTGTTAAATCATTAACAAATTGATACATTTTTAATTCATGTGGATTATCGTTACCGCTAGGCTCAACTTCTTCTCTTTCCAAACTAACACGCGGATACTTGAACCTAAAAATTGCGATGTTAAGGAGTTCTTGCCAATCCCGCTCTACGATTGCGAGTTCTTCCTCAAGAGTCCATTCATCCGCGGTTATTCGTGCTAGAAAGGCATCATATACCTTGAGAAAGGGTGTTGCCATGTGTTACTTCTCTTCAGCTTGATGCTTTACAGAAATAGCCTGAATTACATCAACGCCGCAATATGTCTTAATTAGAGCGGTAAAAGCATTATCAGTAATGTTATTATCTACCACATACTGTACAATAGTTTCCTTCGCAGCAGAAGGCGCAATCTTGATATACTTGGCAAAAGCTGTAATATCCTTATTATCAATCATCTTAATAATTTCATCCTTATCCATTACATTGGTAGGAGTTTCAATAACAGCGCGATCTTCCTGTACACCATCAATCTTAATGTAGCCGCCGCGAATCATATTCTGGACGCCAGGCTCATACATCAAATCTTCATACTCACTTGGAGTTAGAGTAATAATACGACCGGGTGCTAGACTGCGAGAACGCATAGTACCATTTGTAGAACCAATAACAACAGTAGCAGAACTAATATTCTTTAAAGTAATTTTTGCCATAATAATTTCCTCCTTTAACTCTAAAAGAAAAATGGGATGGGCGAGACTCTCACCCACCCCATTGAAGTGATTTATTTATAATAATTAGCCGTTTGGATGTGCCTTCTGATACTCAGTAGCAATCGCAGAATCTAGATTATCATTATAATCCTTCCAGCCATCTGCTTCAATACCAGCATTATAATAAATGCCCCAATAATTAGGAGTACCGACCATACCGATACCAACCTTTAGATAGCCCTGTAGAACGATAGAATTGTCGCCCTCATGGTCATCCCACTCACGGAAATAAGGAGAGCCTTCAAAGCCTAGCTTGATTAGCTTTTCCTTACCGGCAGGAATTACATAAGCAAAAGAAGGATTCATAACTAGCTTCTCATTCTTCTCGTCAGTGTAAGACTGTGGCATTACAACAACTGGGAAACCACGGAAGCGGCCAATATAGCCACGCTCACGTACTTCAATCATATCCTGATCAGAAATCTTTGTAGTATTGTTATAAACAATAGCATTTACCATTTCAGCAGCGAACTCTGGAGTGCAGTAAATCACTGGAGAGCCATAAGCAGCAACTACGTTGCAAAGCTTAACCATAGCGGCTGGGTCAAAGCTAGAAGCAATAACCTTATTCTTGGCTGGACGACCAGCTAGATTCCAAGAGCTTAGTAGAGTCTCCTGAACCATTTCAAAAATGCGGTCAACAATACCCTGCTGAATAATATCATAAATATCGGTCATGTTCTCAACGCCATCAAGATAACGCTCGAAATCAACATAGCCGGCTCCGCCGATAGCCTGTGGATATACATCAAAACGATCACGGTCTAGACGGAAGGTTTCATAGTTACCAGACTCGGTGGCACGAGTAACAAACTGACGGCCACGCTGCTTGCCGCGAGTTACACGGAACTCTAGGCGAGAACCCTGTGGAACGCGAATAACTTCGCAGAACATATCTAGGGCGTTCTGGATATTCTGTGGTAGAACCTCTTCTAGGTTCTGTTCAAGTAGCTCAAATAGCTCAATCTTATTGCGACGATACTTGGAACGACTAAAACGACCCTTGTCATCACATAGTAATTTAACTAGCTCATCATGTAGAGCAGCTTCATAGTCATAATTCTCGGCAGCGAACTCGGCTGGAACCTTGCGGCCGAAAACACCATTCATTAAAATCTGTAGATTATTCATAGTTCGCACCTCCTATTATAGACTAATAATCTGATACTTAACGCCGGGCTCGCCGTTAGGTACAGTATAGAACTTAACAACCTTAGCATAAATGCCAGAATTTGGCTTGGTAGCAGTAATCTTGGGAACAGCAGAACCAGCCACAGGAACTACATATAGAGGAGTAGTTTCAATTGCCTTTAGAGCATCAAATAGAGCTTCTTCGGCAGTCTTCTGATTATCACCAGAAGTAACAGCTTTAAATTCAGTGTCATCATACTGTAGGCAATTAGTAGTTACAGTATCACCAATACCTAGTAGACCTACACGAGGGTAGTCGCCAGCAATCTTGCGACCAAAAGTCTGTAGACCATAATGGAAAATATCATATTCCTTTTCAGTAGTATAAACAATACCAATAGGCTTATCAGTAGCAGCAGCAGGAGACTTAATGGCCCCAGCAGCCTTGTCAGCTACAACCCACATACCATTCTCACAAGGAGCAGCTAGGGTGAACTCGTCACCTAGTGGGGTCTGTGAAACTACCATACCAGTCTTTGGGAAAGCTACCTGGTTTAGCTCTAGAGTAGCATATAGCTTCTCGCCTGGGCGATACTTGCTAGAATAGCTATTGGCACTTGTTAGTGGAAATCTCTTCATAGCCATAATAATTTCCCTCCTTAATTTTTACGATACTTTTTCATAAGTAGAGCGAATTGTGATTCTTCAGGATCTGGTAGTGGCACTTTCATTTCTTTATCTTCACTGCCAGCGATCTTTGAATTAGCAAAAGTAATTGCTAACTTAGATTCCAATTCATCATAAGAAAAGTCCTTAGCCACTTCTTTAATTGGACTAATTTCTTCCTCACTCATTACTTTTTCATATTTTTCTACTAATTCATTCTTACGATTGTTCTCGGCTTCTACTGCCTGAGCTTGGTAAGATTGTAGAGAAGTTTGTAATTGCTCGTTTTGAGCGCGTAAATTTTCAATTTCTGTATTTGCGTTTGTCTGGAACTGTTCAAGCTCGGTGATACGAGATTGGGCGTTCTCATAATTTGATTGTAATTCATTGTAGGAATTTTGTAGGTCGTTGAACTGCTGTTGGAGGGCTTCAAATTCAGAAGGCTCGTCATTTGCGGGTTCTTCAACAGCTTCATCCTCATTTTCAGCAAATTCTGTTTGTTCTTCAGTGACAGTAGTCTCTTCTGTTTCAACAGTTTCTTCAGCCTGAAATGAATCGGGTGTTTCTTCCACTTGAGGATTCTCAACTTGAGTCTCTTCAACCTGTTCTACAACTTCCTGGTTTTCAAACTCATTCATTGGTTGTTCTCCTCCTTCATTATTTTTTTCAGCCTCTTCAACTTGTGCTTTGAGGTCAAACAGAAGTGAAGAGAACTTCTCTTGTTGAGATGTATATGCGTCATCATTCTTAGAAAAGAATGAGGATACAGAAAAACAAGGTTCATGTTCACCAATAATACAAAAACCAAGCATACTTGCTTTTGTGTAGACAAAATATTCTACATTATCAATGCGCGTCCAAGCGCCATCAATAGAATCTGGGTCTAGTTCCATGCTTTGATTCTGTCCAAATACTTTATTTGCTTCTTCAAAATAATTAGTGAACAAAATAATTGAGAATACAGCATATTCTCTAATAACGCCATCTGTGTCTTCAAATGGTTCCCATCCTAAAAAACTTTCCACATAACCATAAGCGTTAGCGAGAGTGGGGCCGCTGTGAGAGGCCCAACTTTGTGTTTCAGGGTCAAAAAAACCAACTACTGGAGTGGTTCCCTGTGTAGCGGAATTAATAAGTTGCTCTGCTACTTTATCAGTAATGTATGAGCCATTGCGATTTCCATACTTGGTGAAAACACGCACTTTGAGGCGGCCCAAATTAGGATTTGACTCTGAAATTCTTTCGATGGGAGAAGAGACTACAACGCTATCAAAATAAATAGGTATCTGTCTATCCATAGTCATTCTCCTTATCCTGCGGCCGCAATGTTGGCCTGAGTTTTTTCGGATTTTTCTTCGTCGGGAAGTTCGGGACGACCTCCCTTATTATTTATGTCTTTGTTCTGCGAAGAACTTGAACTATTTTGTGACGAATTTTCATTTTTTCCTTCGGCAGCAACTTCGGTGCCAGAAGTAGTAAATGATGATTGTAATGGTATCATCTTTTCTGACATTTTCAAGAAGTCGTTTTCAAAATTCATAATTGCAAGCTGATCCATTTGTTTAATTCCCATAGATACGCCCGCAAGCATTTTAGAGTAACCATACTGGGCTCCGCTGAAATATGTACTCTGTAAATCTTTACGGTTAAATACAGTTGTAGGAAGTATCTCAAAATCAAATGTTAAACCAGTTCGCGCGAATTTTTCATTAATATGAAAACGAATCCAAGTTTCATACATATTAAGAAAACTCTGCATTAGTGCTTCGTCTTTCTTAATAGCATAAGCTAGTGTAGAACTGCCATCGGCATTGAAAATTATAGAACTACGTCCTAATGCGTCGTAGGCGTTTTTCTTATATTTCTCTATGCGGTCAGCAGACTGTGTTGCGGCGGAAGTTTCTTGTAAACTTTCTAAATCGGTTTCACCAAATGTGGTAAGTACATCAACTGTGTCTATATCACTTAACATTGCGGCCACAGATGAGTGAATGTCTGCCACTTCATCCAATTGGAAAACTAGTTCACCATCAGATGTTATTGGCATCCTTTCAATAAGTAGTTTATAAAGTTCATTTTCATCACGTTTTTCTTCTCGTTTTACAGCATCCTTTAATTGTTTTAAATCTGGAATACTAGCAATTAAAGGCGGCGTACAGTCACCAGAAAAACAAAAACATACTCCGCCAGCACCGGCCGGTATTTCTACCCAAGGATCCAGCTTTCTATTGCTGCCTTCCCATTGCCAAAATGCAGTTTGGACTTCTTCTGGAAAAGTTTCTACCATTTCAGCTTTTAATTCGGCACTTAGGAATTTATCAAAGTAATGTAAATTAAATTCAAGGATATTTAAATTATTCATATCCTTAAATCTGGTGCGGCAATATTCTAATGGTAGTTCATGTATTACGGCCTTTTCTCCTTGTTGCCGCAAAATACCATTATAGACACCAGTTTTTAACCATTCAGTGGTAATACGCATCAAAGCATTCGGTAAATCTAAATTATCTACAAATCTGCAAGCACTATAAAATGCTTTTAAAATTTGAGCTTTTGAGCCTTTACCTTCTTCAAATACTGGTATTACCATTGTATCATAAAGAAATAAACGCGCGAGAAAATCAATATTATTACGATACTCGCCATTAGTGCGATAATAATAACGGGAAAGTTCTCTTAACGATTCTAAATCGCCCTCACAAATTATGCGTTCAATTTCTTCAAGTGTAAAATCCTCATAGCGAACCGGGTCACTTGTACGATAGCCCCAGCGTGAATATGCTCTTTCACCGATTGGGAGTCTAGGGCCACGATTTTTTATTGCCACTTTAAAATTAGTAAAATCATATCTTTGTCTATCTTTTGCACTCACACTATTCACCCCCTACGTCCAGGACTGAAAAAGGCATATTGCCCAAAATTTCTTTTCTTTGCTTTTCGTGCCTCTTTATCTTCATAATATTTAATCCTATAAAGACAATATTCAAGAGCAGAAAAACGGTCTTTTGGGGTGGAAGCTGAAATGCGTTCTACCTTAAATTGGTTTTGAACGCCAGTAGGTTTTAACTTCAAATTATTTAATTCATCCATAAGACGAGAAGTCATTTCATAAGGTAGCAAATAAACTCTGCGGTCATACAGTGACATTCTTTTGCCGCGAATTGTTTTTAATAATTTATCCTTTACAATTCTTTCACTAGCAAGAAAGGATACAGAACCATTATTTATTTGCGCGAAGAAGTTAGAATGGATAAGGTCATCATTTGATGAACCAGCTTTAATGTCGTATATAATAGCGTTTAACTCTGGCATCGGTTCGTCCATTTCTTTTTTCTTATCTGGCGGTAAATGGTTTTCATCATTAAAAGTAAAGTATGCTGGAAATTTCTCTCCAGTATTTTTATCAAATGATGGGAGAACCATGGCATCAAGCAATCCAATGCCTGGGCCATTACCGTCAATAACTATCTCTCGTGGATTATATAATTGTATTAGTTTCTTCAAACGTGGCGCCTGTTCGGTAATGTAATTGGCGCCATGAATAACTTCTGTATAGACAATATTCTTTTTAAAACCATGCGAATTTGGTAATACTTTTGCTACCATAATCGCAGTATTAGCAGAATATCTGGCTACGTCTACCCCAATCATATAAAATGTGTTTGGATTTGTAGGATTTTCTTGTGCTTTACGCTCGCATTTTAATAAAGTTCTGCGTTTACTTAATCGTTTAGAATCAAGCCACGCATCTTTACTATTACCAGTCCAGATTGATAAAGATTCACGCGCAAATGAATCTTCATTCATAGTATTTGAGTAGCGTTGATCCATTAATGTTGCCTTATCAATTAAGCCATAATGTAAAGGCACTTCATATGAAAGACCCCAAACAAAATATTCGTTTGGCCGCAAAACAGCATTTACTGCGCACTCAATAAGTTTACTGTACATAAATACAGTTTTTTCGCGTGCAGTAGTAATGAAAATTTGCGCGGCAGTTGGTTCTTCTGGATTTAGGGAACCATCTACTTCGCGACGTGCTACGTTCATTTGAGGAAGTAATACTTCATTGTAATCTTCTTCTTCAATGGTTGCGCATTCCTCTAATATACCGGCGGTCGCGCGCAAACCACGGCTGGTGTCTTTTGAGACGACAGTAATCATACTGCCATTGCGGAAACGTAGTTCATAATAGTTACCGCTCTTCTTTTCACCTTGTTGACCGCCGCTTTCGCGTGTTTGTAGTTCCTTTTGAAGCATAGGCCAATGGCGCCAAATTTCATTGAATTTAGCTTCGGCAATTTTAATGACCGTGCCTTTTACATCAGAAGAAATGAAGATATTGGAACCTGGTAGTAGGACCGCGCGCACAACAGAACTTAAATAAGCCGTAAAAGATTTGGAAGTAGCGCGAGTAGCAGTCCAATAGTGATAGCGGTATCGCATGGAAGCGCGAAGAGCAATACGTTGATAGAAGAATAAATGAAAATGTTTTTTGTCATTTTCTGGCTGTATTGCGTCCAAAAATAAATCAGGATATAACAACCAATAATTCAAATAAGAAGTAAAAAGTGCTTGATTATCGTCAAGAAATTGTTTCGTGAGAACTACGCCTTTTTCTAATGCGATGCCATCACGGATAAACGTTTCCGCCATTTAAATCACCAAGAAGAGCATCTTCATCTTCATATTGAATATTTGCGGTTTCATCAAATTCTACTTCTTCATTTTCAATATTCTCTAATCGTTCTGTAAGGTTGAAACGTTCGCGTTTATCTTCTACTTGTTCTGCGAAATTGCCTTCATTCACTACTAGGCGACGCAAATAGTTTTGAATATTTTGCATACAGAAATCAACGTCATCTTTTGGTTCTGTGTGCCATTTGGGGTGCCATCCCTTTTTGCCGTAGTACACCATGAGTTCACCTACCGATTCAAAGTCTGCGGCATTCTTAGCATTAGAAGCTTCAAATTTTGCTATTTTAATTATGTTGTCGCGGGCGTCCATGTCCTTCTTTATATCAAGGCCTTCGCGCAAACCTTTCTTAATGCGCAATTCAATTTCGCAAAGGTCACGAGCGTAGTGTTCTAGGATAGGAGTGGAAACGTTCTGTGTAGCAATTATCTGGTTGTAGTATTCTTCAAGAAAGAGTAATTCATCGGGCGTATAGGCGGGAGACCAAGTTTTTTTAAGTTTGCGCATTTTGGCTTCACTCAATTCTTTGATTTCGTCGTCTATTGTTTGTTCTTCGCGCGCAATACGCCATCTTTCGTTTTCATCAGACCAGGATACGGAGTTGTATCTTTCGTCAAGAAGAGTGTTAAAGTAGGCAGAAAGCGTGCGGTCACCATGTATCTTATAAAGCGATGCCCATTTGTCCATATCAAATGGTAAGTCTAGGTACTGACAAAGTTTATCAACTTCATTAAAGTTGTCTTGCCGCACCATTTTTTCAAGGCAAGAAGTACAAATCATGGAATGATGCCCCGGGAAGAAAGGCGATTCTGTGTGGGCAAATTCATATGATGGTTTTTCTTGCTTACATTTTAGGCAACGCCGAGTCTTTATTGCGTCTGTCATATTGTGATTGACCTCCTTTTGCTATGCGTTTTTTGCGTTCACATTCTTTACAGTTGGAGGCGAATTTGTCTTTTCGGCTGTTGTTGGTAGCGAAAAAATAGTTATTGCGCGGCAACCATTGTTTACAAGTAAAGCATTGTTTGCGTTCAGATTGTGGTGTGGTGAGAAGCATACGGTGTTTGGTTGCGGCGGCTGCCATCTTCTCGGGGATTTCCTTGGAGAGGATTGTGCAGAGATGGTTTTCGTTGTATTTTAGACCAAATTTTTCTTGTAATTCGGCCACAATAGTGGGATATGGAGCTTTATCTATCTTGCGTGTAAGAATGTATTCGCGCACAGGTGAAAATCCTACCATATCAAAATAGCGGTCAAAATCATAAATTAGGGTGCGGCCCCAGCTATCAAGTTTCTCGCCCAATTCCATGTAAATGGCACTGTAATGATTGATGAGGGCCCTGATATGGGCAGGATTTTCCCAATCAAAAGTGTGGCGGCGTACCACCCATTTCACTTCTTTTTCTCCGGTTGTGGGGTTCAGGCGAGTTTCGTAATCTTCTAGGTTGTGGGAGATAGTGTGGAGGAGAGCGTTGTCTACGCGGTCTTGCCATTGGGATAATGGCATCCAATAAGCGGAGTCGGTATCCCAGTCGTAGGTTTGAGCTTTGGGTGGCGTGATAGCAAGGAAGTGGAGCGTGGGTTTGTAGCTATCTTTAAGATAGTATTGGTGACGCTTGATGTCTATGAGGGCGTGTTTAAATTGATAGAAACGATAGGAGTCGGTGAAGATTTGAGTATCTTCGTCTGGTGGGATTGTGCCCTCGTTTACGGCTTTGATGTGGTCTAGGCGGTCGATAGTTTCCCAGAGTTGAGTCATGCCTGGGACATCGCTGTCGCCGGGGTCAATTAGTTTGCCGGTGGTTTTGTCATATTTGGGGCGGCGAATGGTTGGTTTTTTCTTTGTATAAATGTAGCGAGATTCTAGAGTTTGGAGAGATTGTTGGTCGCCTAGTGGATTGTCTAGAATTTCGTCAAGGGAGTGAACTTTGTCTGCGGCGCGTTGAAACGATTTGTAGCGTTTATCAGAGTCGGTGGTTTCGCCGCGCTGGACCGCGTTTTTGCCTTCTTCATCTTTACCGTAGAGGATGTAGGAGGCCATTTGTTCTAGTTCAGAATTGGTAGGGTTGGTTTCAAGCGTGTCAAGGATTTCTTCTACTGCGTGAAGACGGTCTATGTCACGTTCGATAGAGTAGTCGAGTGAGTATTTCTTTTTCATGTGCTTACATCTCCATTTGGGAGATACAACTTCCTTCATTTTAAAGTTTACCATATTTTAGGGGATTTGTCAAGTATTTGGGTTAGGATTTTCGGCGGTTGGTGGAATTTGGGCAGGTACCGGCCCGTTCAGCCCGAAAAAATGCTGGAATCCCGCAATATTCCCCCGGATTATGTATTTCCGGCCATACGGTGTTATAATGGCTTTGCCGGTAAGGGAAATACCGACACCGAACCTTGAAAATTGAACCTAGTACAAGCCCGCAGGCGCGAAACCTGTTGAGACGAGGAGTTTGCTACCACACTACCCGTGTGCCCATAGTAGGCAAATCGTGTAAAGTACAGGCAACGGATTTCCCCCCACCTATACGCAAGCGCTGGAACTGTACTAGGCCCCTGTTAACATTCTCGACGTGTGCCTTGTGGCGCTTCCTGCGTTCGGGCACACAAGCTGAAACGACCTACCGGGCATTAGTATGCCTAAATTGAAAGGAGCTTGAACCATGGAAAACACTCGCATTGAAGTCAAGGGCAAGGGTGGCCGCTTTGTGCCCTTCGCCAAGGATGTACCCGTGGGGCTGAACGTCTACGACGCTGCTCGCTGGTACTTGAACGAAGTCAGTCGCGCTGACTACGTGGCTATCGCGTTCATCAAGCGTGGCAATAGCCGCATGAACATGCACAACGGCTCCGTGTTCGTTGCGCTATACACCAAGGCGCGCATCCTGCACGCCATTGACCGCATGGACGCTGCGCAGGTCAACACCTTCGGTGTGCTGAAAGTGACTTGCAATCAGCTGAAAGTCATGGGCACCGAAGCTGGCAAGGTCATGCAGACCTTCGGCACTCCTGACCAGCTGTACCCGACCGACCTGACCAAGTGGGACGATATCCAGCCGGATGCAGGTTGCCCGAACGCTCCCTATGCGAGAGCATGGGAAAAGATTGTCGCCAAAGCGCTGGACGGCGTTTGGGTTGGCGCACTTCGCGGAGTACAGGTTGACGTTATCGTCAACCCGAATGACGACTAACAACCGACCACGGCAGGGGCGCAAGCCCCTGCCACATCAACCAACGATATTGAAAGGGGATATAATCATGAAGTACAATACCATCATCATCTATACCATGTTCGCGCAGGAAGCTGAACAGATTCTCAAGCGCGCTGAGCGCGTGCTTCGCTGGAACTGGAACCTCTATGGATTCAAGCGCATTGGCTCCGGTTACCAGTACGTGGTGACCGACGGGTTCGGCAATCCCTACGGGAATGAGCGCGAACTCAAGCTGTTCGGTATCGCTATCCAAGTACCGGAACGCATGGATTACCGCACGGCAATGACCTACCTGCGCTGCGGCACTACCTTCACCAACTGCTACGCTGAATATCACTTCGCGAACATCTGACCAACGAAGGGAGGGCGCAAGCCCTCCCACCGACAATAAAGGAGGTAAATACTATGAAGTCCATCCGCATCAATAAGGCTTGCCGTCTGAACCCCAACGACCCTGTTAACTACTGCTACACCTGGCGCAACATTGAGCGCAAAATGCGCCAGCGTCGCCGCATCCGCCGCAACCACAACCGCTTCTGGACCTACTGCATCCCCGAGGGCAATACCCGCCGCATCATGCAGGAACGTGCGGGGCGACTGTAATTAACACGGGAGGGCGCAAGCCCTCCCAACCAACCAAATAAAAGGAGGATACAATCATGAAGATCATCAACTGCGGCATCGTCACCTATGTTATCAGCGGGAACCACATTGCGACTATCGTCTACAACTACAACAACGGCAAGCCCTCCGCGACTATCTACCTTGACGGCCAGCATGGCGGCGTCATTGAAGCTGAAAACGGTATGACCATGAAGTACGCAATGCAAGTTGCTATATTTCACGTCAAGGCTGACGCGTATTGGGACGAAATTGGCCGCTACGACGTCAGCGCTGAAGACCTTGCCGAGTGGCAGGCCGCAAGCTGTGGATGCGATTATTACACCTACAGGCAGGGCTAATAAAGAGGGCGCGAGCCCTCTTTTTTTCACCGCCAGTTAGTCACGGCCAACCTCGGCTTCGCGCGCTGTTAAATTTTTGTTAAGTTTATGTTAACCTCGGCTTCGGCCGGCGCGCGAGTTAGGCAAGCCTAACTTAATGTTAAGCAATGTTAATTAGAGTAGACAGCACTTCTAATTTACACACATTTAACACTTGACTTTACATAAATATAATATAATTAGGCTTGTACCTTAATATAAGTATGGTATACTTATGATAATGGAAGTATGTTAAAGAAAAGTTAAGTAAGTTAAAAGTAGGTTAAGAGGAGGTTAAATCCATGTTAAGTCCAAATTATGATTATGTTAATTCCATTGAGGCGCCCGCAGGTATGCTCAAGGTGTACAATGTCCATGAGTACGCCCTTGAAAAGCCGTGGCAAGTGCTACATTGGTCAGAGCTGGATGGGAGCTGGTGGCTATTCCGCAGCTGCAACAGTTACAAAAGCGCAATCACAGCTGCTAAAAAATATGGCGGCATAGTGGTAGCTGCTCATGCAGTTTTTCCGATAAGCGATTTTTAACATAAACTTAACATTGCAGCTGGAAGCTGCTATGTTAATTAAACTCAACGTCAGGTGTAATTAACAAACACTTAACTTGACAACTTCTCAACTTTTTGGTACAATATACCTAGAAAGAAACGAAAGGAGACTTAACAATGAGGTACTTTATGGTGATGTGTCACAGAGGTCATTGCGGAACAGGTCATAGCACTGAAATTAAGTTCGCAATCGCGGCGAACAATCTACTTGAAGCATGTGACAAGGCGCGCAGGATGCCAAGCGTAAAGCATACACGCATGGCAATCTATGGTAAAGAAATCACCGAAACAGAATATAACAGTTATAGACAAGTAAGCGCATACGACCGTTTCAATCAGAACAAAGCCAGCTTTTACAAGAATAGGAAACGGGGTTAAATCCCGTTTCCTTCTAGTTTATTCTTATGTTAATTACAAAATACGTTTATTTTAATTTTCTAAAACTTAACCCATTTCTATAATTCCTTTATTTACATTCCCGAAACTTAGACCCATTTCATTTTATTTTAATGAAATAGTGCAGGAAAAATAAAGAATAAAATAAATCCCAAAAGTCCAATTATAAATTCAAAAGCAAAAGAACAACCAGTTTTTAAGGCGCGTTTAATATCCCTAAAAGTCAACCGATAATACCACATTTTAATCTTATAAGACAAACTATTACGAGTACGTTTCATTTTGAAATTCACTCCTTTTTTCTTTGTAATTATATTATACCACAATCCCGAAACCATAGCAAGTACAAAATTAAATTTATGTTATGACAATATTTAGACAGAATTTAATTTCAAAGTCAAATTTCATTTTAATTTTATGTTAATTACATCAAACGTAAATCCTATTTTACAATCCTTTAACTTGACATTTCATTTCCATTTTGCTATAATATATACAGAACAGAAAAGAAAGGGGATTTCCTAAAATGAAGATTTACGTTATTGATTGCAATGGTTTTCAAGGTAGCGCGCGTTATTTCCGTTTTGACGAGGCACAGGCCGCGGCCGAATGGCGTACACATTGCACAGGAATGGAATGGAAAGTACGGGAGTTAATACTCCCGTAATTTCATTTTAAATTTATGTTAATTAAACACAACGTTGAATGTAATTAACCATCCTTTAACTTGACATTTCATTTCTGATATGATATAATCATTACAGAAACAAACGAAAGGGGAGTGTCCTAAAATGACTAAACACAACACTGTTCGCACATGGGAGGATTTGACCGATCAGGAACAGGTTTACATGTGGTGGGATTATAATTTCGCCAATCCCGATGATCCGGTTTCATTTCCGACTTTTAATGAAATGATGCAGGGATTCACTTTTGAGTGAATCCCATAACTTATGTTATCGCAATATTAATTACATCACACGTAAAGTGTAATTAACATAATTTCAAAATAAAACCGTATGTTAGACATACGGTGCGAAAATCTCTTCAAGTTCCCGAATTTGGTATGGATAACACCAAACACCAATTTCCACATATCCAGATATACTACTAAGTCGATAGTTATAAGAATTAAAACCATGATCTTCCAGAATCTCAAACAGGCCATCAAGAGCAGAATTAAATTCAACGACATAGCACTTAACTTCCATTTCAAAAATACCTCGCTTTCCTAACTTTCAAGAATATTATAGCATACAAATCCTAAAACGTCAAGTTAATTGTTTGTTAATTACAATAGACGTATTATGTATTTTACATATTTTTTACTTGATATTTCATAAAGATTATGATATACTATCTATAGAAACACAGAAAGGAACGGTATCCCAAAATGAAGAAGATTGTTGTTGCTATCATGTTGTTTGTTCTCGCCTGTCTGTGCCTCACTGGATGCCAAGTCGGTAATCGTCAAATTGGCTTTGATACAAAGCAACGATTTGATGAAGCCGTTGTCTTTACGCCAACATATGAAGTTGTTAGCGGCGATATTGATTCATGGCGCGATTTTAACGAGTCAGATGTCGTCCAAGTTACTATTGATGGTATCACATATCTTACCCATTATAGTAATGTAATTTTGATTCGGCATGATTAACGCGGGAAACCGCGTTTTATTTTTATTTTAATGTTAATTACACACAACGTTTATTGTATTTCACAATCATTTAACTTGACCTCTTAGAAAAATTATGTTATACTATATACAACAAATGAAAGAGAGGTTATCATCTATGACTAACAATGAAATTGCTTTCATCAATCAGCAGATCGACGCCGCTTATATCAATTCCCTTGTTGACCTTATTAACGCATGTCGCGCGAATAGTGTTGATATTGATAAGGTCAGCCATTTTCAGCATGGTTGGGTTGTCACCTTCAAAAACTATCCTAACAGCGACGCTATTTGCCATAGTGGAAGTTATGGCAGTCCTTGCTATAGTGGCCTTTACAACCCCGAAGTTGAAAAAAATGATTGGAATGATTGCGGACGGTGGGAGACCATTGGTTTCCCGTGGGACCACGGTGATATTAGCGTGCATCATGCCGATATCCTTGCACAGATGATTCATGCGCTTGACTGTGGCGTTAACTGGGAAAATTTCGAGGATTATTAATCCTCGAATTTCATTTTAATTCTATGTTAATTACATACAACGTAATTTCTATTTTACTTTCCTTTAACTTTCCGCAATTTCATTTCAATATGACTATCCTAAAACTTATGTTAATTTCAAATTAAGTTTCCTAATTTCATATTGACAATTTCATTTTTATTTGCTATAATATAATTGTTCCAAGGGGAATGAAATACATATCCTGAAAGTGAGGACGTTTCAATGAAACAGATTAATAAGACTATCGCACGCAAACTGTACAAGGAAGGCAAGCCCTTTGTCATCGTTCCCGCAAACATGCGGCCTGATTCACAGTTCGCAGTCCACATGAAACCCGGTTGGATGTGGCGCAACTTTGATAACTTCTACAATGAGTTCTGTTTCTACAATTGCAACAATGAAACCGGACGTTACCCACGGTTCTATGTGGAGGATTAATCCTCCACTTTTTATTAAGCATATGTAAATTAGACACAACGTATAATCTAATTAACTATCTTTTAACTTGACTTCTATCGTATTTTTTGCTATAATAGACTTGTCGAAAGGGAGAAAGGAGCGTTGATAGGATGCCGCCCTACTGATGCAAGGGGCAACAGACCACTTGGCGGTGGAGAACTGACCCCACTTTACGATCGAAAACCGTTCCCCATTGATCTTGGGCAAGTCAATGATGTTTACGCCCACCGCGCGGAGTAGCTAACCGCGCGGCTTTTATTATACTAATGTTAATTAGATTCAACGCCTACTCTAATTTACTAACTATTAACTTGACTTTTAAGTGCTTTGGGTATATAATTAAACCATCAAATGAAGGAGGCAGACATCATGAATCTTCCGCTTTACACTATCTGGTATGACACTTTTGAGGGCAATCTGAATCATGTTTACGCACATACTACGGCCGCCGCGAATAAGATTGTTTGGGAACTCCACAAGCAGCATTATACCAACATTGAAGTATGGTCTACTCATAGTATGACTGATGTTACCAAAGATTTTAAGAGGTTGATGTAATCAGCCTCTTTTCTTATATTGAAATTATGTTAATTAGAATACACGTGCAATCTAATTTACAAACATTTAACTTGCCAACGGTCTGGTTTTGTGCTATAATAGTCTATGGTGGAATATAGGGAAAGAGGTGAATGTTATGTCTGAGTTAAGGAAGTGTTGACTTTGGGTAAAGCTACTGTTAAATTCATGTTAATCGCCGGATGTGTTCCGGTTGTTAAGGTTGTGTTAATTAGAGAGCGCCTAACACGAAGCATTCTAATTAACATAAATTTAACACGGAGCTGGGAGCTGTTCTAGTTAACATAAACTTAACTTGACACAAAGCTGGAAAGCTGATATAATGTATATAGAAAATGAAAGGGGCTACTAATTATGAAGAAGATTAGCTACAAAGATTTTGCCTACCTGATGAATTATAAACAGCGTCATCCTTTTATAAAATACTGCTGTAACTGTTATACCATAGAGCATGATGCCGATGTCATTCTGACTGCGAAAGTCAAATGGCTAATTTATATTCTGTTATTTATTCCTATCCATATAATCATTTTTTTCTACTGCTTATGGGATGGAGGTATTAAGAGTTTTGAACCATGGGAACGTACAATAACCAGTCTGCATTGGTTCACTATTTATGACAACAAGTATAAAGAATGGAAGGAACAAAGCGGAATGTAAAATCCGCTTTATTTATAATCAACGTGCTATCAAATTAACAAATAATTAACTTGACTTCTTTCAAACAATAGAGTATAATATATATAGAAAAAAGAAAGGGGATACCGACTATGGCTATTAACATTCATCACACTTACAGCACTCACGCCGATGTATTCTACTATGACAACTCTACTCTCAATCTTCGCGAATACGTCTGTGATAATATGGATGATATTGCCGAACACGTCTGTGAGGTTTTGATTCGGCATAACTTTACAACTGCGGACGTGTGCGATTCCGAAACTGGTGAGGTTCTGATGGTGGTTGAGCGGACTTAATGTCCGCTTTAATTCCATGTTAATTACAATACACGTACAATGTAGTTAACAAATACTTAACTTGACTTCTGATTGCTTTTCGTATATACTATATATAGAAAAACGAAAGGGGAAAACACAGAATGAAAAAGATTTGGTTTGACATGGACGGCACGATTGCAGACCTTTACGGCGTGGAAAATTGGCTCCCGATGCTGATTGACAGCGACCCGACCCCCTATGAAATCGCCCGCCCGCTTGTAAATCTTTCCCGCCTTGCGCGTTATCTGAATCGCCTGCAAAAAATGGGTTTTGAAATCGGCGTGATTTCGTGGCTTTCAAAATCCAGCACGCCGGAATATGACGCGCTTGTATCGGGCGCGAAAATGTTTTGGCTTGGGCGCCACTTGCCGAGTGTTAAATGGGATGAAATTAAAATCGTCCCCTATGGCACTAACAAGTGGGAAACGTGCGGCGGCGGTTTCCTGTTTGATGATGAAGCGCGGAACCGTGAAGCATGGGAAAGCGGCGCGGCCTATGAACCCGAACAGATTTTTGAGGTTTTGGCAGAGTTTGTTAAGTCGGCGTAAAGCCGACTTTTCCTTAAATTCAATGTTAATTAGATTGCACGTTCATTCAAATTAACAAAAAATTTACTTGACTTTTTATGGAATTTGTGCTATAATAATTATAGAAAGTGAAAGGAGAAAGTCAAATGATTATTAACATCACGATTGACACTGATGATAACTCTGTTTGGGCGGTTGATGAAGATCAAGAAATCTCTGTTGACTATTCCTCGTGTAACCTTTCCGAAATATCAGTAGAAGAAATAATTAACGATTTCTTAACTTGACTTCTCCCGCCGCATCTGCTATAATAATTCCAGAAGGTGAAGGAAAACACCACAAACCAGAAAGGAATAACGCCCATGAGTAAAGCATCTCTTGAAACCGAAATCCGCAACCGCGTCCTTCAGACCATCATTGACGCCGTGAACCCCATCAGCGACATTCTCCCGATTAGCGCAAGCGAACTCGCCCTTCCTGTTGTGGACAGCGAGGGCAACGAAAAGTTTGCTGTTATCAAGGTCAGCATTCCGCGTGGCGAGCGTAACGGCGAAGGCGGTTACATCCCCTTTGACGGTTACGCCGCCGCCGAAGATTGGAAGTTGACGCTTGCCGACCGCGCAGATAAAGCGGCGAAGCGCAAGGAAAAGGCAGAGCGCGCCGAAAAGGAAAAGGAACGCAAGCGCGCCGCGCGCAAGGTCGTAAAAGACCTTAATACCGTGGGATTTAAGGCTCTTGTATCCCAGCCTGCGGAGGGTGAGTAATCACCCTTCTTTTTAATTCTATGTTAAATAGATTGCACGTACAGTCTATTTAACTAATAATTAACTTGACTTCTGCGTGTGGATGATATATACTATATACAGAAAACGAAAGGGGAATAGTTAAATGATTATTACTGTAACTATTGACACCGATGATATGACCTTTTGTGCCTCCGATGAGAACGAGGAAATATATATAGATTACACTGAATGCGATTCCAAAGAGGTTACAATAAAAGAAATTATTAACGATTTCTTAACTTGACTTCTATTTCCCTATCTGTTATAATAATTCCAGAAAGTGAGGGACACCAAATGGAAAAGAAAAATCAGAATCGTGAAACTTGGGTTGGCTATCGCCCTTCCGTGATGTCCGCAAAGAAGAAAAACAAGAAGCACGACCGCAAAGAGGGCAAACAGATATGCCGCAATGCTATGAAAGGGGAAAAAGACCAATGAAGCATTGGATTTTTACTTGCTTTATTAAAGATGCATTAGATAATATAATTATGAAGCAGTCTTTTCTTAAAAAATGGCAGGCAAAAAAATGGGGCATAAAACAAATAACTAAGCATAAAAAAATTGACGAATGGTATTATGATATTATTCAAGAAAGCGAAGAAGATTAATTCTCCCTAATTTCATTTTATAACATAATTTAATATATCAAATATACATAATAATATAATTTCCCGAATTTCATTTTAATTTCAAGTTAATTATATAGCACGTACATTCTATTTTACATACCTTTAACCCTCCCGATACTTGACATTTCATTTCATTTCTGATATACTATATACAGTTGAGGGCGAGGGAAACACTTTCCAAAACCCGAGACAACTTCACGAAATCTTAACTTGACAAGGTTGGGAAATCGTGGTATAATGAGGATGTTGAAGGGAAAGAAAGAACATGAAGCGGTTGGCACGCAAGATTGACTTTCGTAAGGCTATCAACTTTAAGGAACGCGGGTATCAAGCCAACTAACCCGATGCCTTACAGCCCTTTAACAGACTCTTAACTTGACATTATAGCCAATCGGTGCTATAATAAATACATCAAAGGGAAGGGAAACCCACCAAACCAGAAAGGGAAAAACAGTATGAAGAAGAACACTCTGACCGCTCTGTACAACTACTTCGTAAACTCTGACGACACCGTTGACCTGTCCGCTGTGGTTGAGGATATCCGCGCCGAGTATGAGCGTTTCGCTGACAAGGCGAGCGAAAAGACCGCACTGTATGACGCCGCGGAAAAGGTTCTGCTGGACGCTCTGACCGACACGCCGCAGACTTCGCGTCAGATTTTTGACACTAACACGTGGCCGAAGGATTTCACTATCGGCAAACTCAACTACGCCCTGCGCGCCATGTGGGCTGACGAGATTGTCAAGCATGACAACGGCAAGTCCGCCTTCACCTACACCAGAAAGAACCCCGCGTAAGCGGGGTTTCCCTTTTAAGTAAATGTTAATTATAATGTACGTGCTATCTTATTTACATACAATTAACTTGACTTCACCTTTTGTTTGTTATATAATATAAACAGAAAATGAAAGGAGATTTTATTTATGAATCGTGAAGAAAGAATCCAGCGTTTACGCGAACATGGCTATCCCATTATCCACCTTTTCGGTAATTGGTATTGGGGTCGCATCTATTCTAAAAACTATAAAAAGTTTTCTTTTTGGTGGTTTCATCGTTTTGTAGAGCCTTCTATTCAAATTGATGAAGAGCCAATTAAACCGCAAGGCGAATACAGACTTAATAAATAATTAACTTGACATTTTCTCAAATCCATAGTATAATAAATACATCAAATGAAAGGGGAATAAACCATTATGGCTACCAATCCTGTTATTAAGATGATGCGCTCTCTGTCTAACCGTTCTTTTGAAGATCTCAAAATGACTGCTGAAAATGAATGTATCAGTATTCCTGAACAGGTCTCCAAGGTTGAACTTATTACTATTATTATTTCCGCGCGTGCTGGTCGTGAAGGTCGCGACAGTGTATATAAGATGGTAAGAGAAAACAACAACGACCGCGAAAAGTATTGCCTTCACACGGAAGATGAAAAGTATTATCTGCGTCTAACTGCTGAACAGGCGACAGTGCTTGATTGGTGTATAGACCATGGAATTAGTTTCTATAATGCCGAACTTGAAAGCATCAGCGAAGTTAATTGGGAAACTCCGTAAAGAGTTTCCCTTTTATTATATTAATGTTAATTTAAAAGTACGTTCACTCTAATTCACGCATACTTAACATAAAACCCTATTGACAAAAACCCCTCCCCGTGATATAATAATTACATCAGGTGAAGGGAAACACCGAAAAACCAGAAAGGAACCTAAATCCTATGGCTAAGAAACTGTATTACATGGTCACCGATACTGAAACCGCTACCCTGCCTTTTGCGAATGAAGTTGCCAACGGCGACCCCGAGCGCAAAAAGCGTATTGCTATTGCCAAGCCCCTTGTTTATGATATTGGTTGGACTATCACCGACCGCAAGGGCGTTATCTATGACCGCAAGCAGTTTTTGGTTGCCGAAACTTTCAGCGTCCCCGCCGTATTCAATACCGCTTATTATGCGGAAAAGCGCCCGATTTACCTTGAAATGCTTGCCAAGGGTGAAACGCAGGTTTTGCCGTGGGATAATATCATGGATATTTACATGGCCGACCTTGCGAAGGTTGACGCCGTGGGCGCTTTCAATTCCATGTTTGATTTCAAAAAGGCCATTCCCTTTACCGAATTGTATATTCGGAAACTGTATAGCCCGAATTATTATGAATGGGAAAAGGTCCAGCGCCACGCCGCCGCCATCATTGCCGAAGGTAAAGCAAAAAATAATAATAACCCCGACTTTGAAGCCGATGTTTTCCGCTTCCGTGGTAATGAATATGTGTTGTTTGACCTTTGGGGGCTTGCCACTACTCATCTTTTGAATAACGCCACCTATAAGAATGAATGTATCAATCACGGACTTTTCACCGCTTCGGGCACGTTCTTTAAGACTTCCGCGGAATCTTCCTATCAGTATCTTTGTGATAAGTATGATTTTATAGAAAGTCATACCGCGCTTGACGATGCTATCATTGAAACTTACATTCTTTCCAAGATAGCACAGCGCCACGCCGTGACCCCGGGCATTAAATTTTTCCCTTTCCGTGATTTGGGTTATACGGATGATTTTTGCAAGCGCCGCAAGACCCCGAACCGCGCCGAGTGCGAAAAGGTCTATGATGCTATTGCCACCTATGTTGATGCTAAAATCATTGAAGCGGGCGCGGATGAAATTTCTAACTATGCGCGCGGGCTTGTAAAGCGCCTTCGCCGCCTTGCCGAGTATGCCGGATTTGAGTGTCTTTACGAGTAATTAACAATCGCCCTTCGGGGCGATTGCCTTTTAAGAGAATGTTAATTATAATGTACGTACATTCTATATTACACAATCTTTACATGGAAAACTATTGACAAACAGCGGATTTTTTGATATACTATTATTGTTCCAAAGGGAGAGCGAAGCAAGTGTAACGACGTAATCGGCTTCAAATACCTTCCTACGCGCGGAAAAACGAGCCGCTCTCTCGGAACTTCACAAAAAATTAACTTGACATTACAGCGCGAAAGTGCTATAATGAATACATCAAGGGGAGCGAACGTGGCATCAGGGGAGCCACCGCGGTAAGTCGTAAGACGATTGCGTAGGCCACTTGCAAAAGAGGGTCGTCCCAAGAGGGATGGAGTTCAATTCTCCCGCTCTCCACCAGATTATAACAGAATCTTAACTTGACAAATGGTTGAGAATCTGATATAATGAATATACAAAAGGCAAGGAAAAGCCTCCAAACCAGAAAGGGATTTACTATGAAGAACACTATCACCCGCATTGACGCTCTGAACATTGCCATCAACTCCATCCCCATGGACATTGAGAACCCCACCGAAGTTGTGGAAGTCCTCACGAAGATTCGCGACCAGATCGCAAAGCCTCGCAAGGTGAGCGAGGACACTAAGGCGAGGGCCAAGGCCAAGCGTGCTAATGAGCGCGCTGTGCTGATGGCGAAGGTTCTCCCCGTCCTGCGTGATACCATCACCACCGACATGACGGCGAAGGAAATCTTCACCGCCGCGTCTGACCGTCTGCCGAAGGACTTCACCGATAAGAAGGTACAGTACATCCTTCTCAATGAGATGAAGGACGAGGTCATTAAGACCGAAGTCAAGGGCAAGCCGAACACCTACCGGCTCAAGTAAGAAAAGGGCGCAAGCCCTTTTCTTTTTAAGCATATGTTAATTACATTGCACGTGCAGTCTAGTTTACGCACAATTAACTTTCCAACTACTTGACAAAATACGAAAATTCTGCTATACTATTATTGTTGAGAGGGCAAGAGCACAACCGATGCGAAGGCCGCCCTCCTGCCAAGTAACAAAAACTTAACTTGACAAGCCCAATCGGTTGTGCTATAATCTAATCAAGAAGTGAAGGAAAACACTTAAAACCAGAAAGGGTAACATATGTTAAAGCGTATTCGGAAGTATCTTTGGTGTAAGCGAATGGGCATCCGCCATCCGTGGAGAGCAAGTGGCAGTAAATATTTCCTTCAAGGGAATTGGTAACAAATTCTTAACTTGACATTGACCGCCTGATATGATATAATAAGACCATCAAAGGGAAAGGAAAATCCCGAACACCAGAAAGGATATACGCTATGAAGATTTCCAAGGCCATCGTTGATTCCAACATCCGCACCGCTATCTTCTCCGCTCTGAACATCGCCAGCATTGAAGGTTTCCACAAGATCAACGACCGCCAGTATGGTTGCATCGTTGAGGACGTCAATGGCGACCGCCGCTATGCCCGCGTGGGCGTCATCGTTGCCGAGCAGCGTGAGAACATGACCGCCGATGAACTCATGGCCGCCGAAATTGCGGACTATGAGGACAAGCAGACCAAGAAGGCCGAGCGTGCCACCGCCCGCGCCGAGAAGGCCGCAAAGGACAAGGCCAAGCGCGAAAAGGCGAAGGCCGAAAAGGAAGGGGAGTAATCCCCTTTTTTTAATTTCATGTTAATTACAATGCACGTTCATTATAATTTACATACTATTAACTTGACTTTCCTATCTACCAAGAGTATAATAAATACAGAAAACGAAAGGGGAAATCAATATGTGGAAAGAGAATTTCAAAAATTGGTTGATTGGTTGGCTCATTCGGCATACTCATATTTATCAAACTACAATGTATTTTATGCTTTATTCTTTGCCACTTCCTATCACTAAAACCCTTTTGCGTCAAGTAGAAGAAAATACTGACAATGAACTTGCTAACTATTTTCGCCCTATTCGCTTTGTAAAACATCCTGAATGGCGAAATCATGGAGAGCCGTAAGGCTCTTTAATTTTATGTTAATTATAATGTACGTTCATTCCATTTTACACATTATTAACTTGACAAACAACCCACCCCGTGATATACTATATACAGAAAGAAACGAAAGGGGACTTCACAAAATGGATTTGTACATTGTCGTTTGCTCTTACTACTATACAGGAGTTTTCGGTGTCTATTCTACCATCAAACGCGCACGTATTGCGTTTGAAGATGCTATTGCCAATGATGAAAATATCGCCACTTTTGAAGATATTGATGGGTATGCCTATCAGTTTACTACCGTTAATGGTAGAACTTTTAAGGCGGAAATTTGTACTGATGTTTTGGACTTAGAATTTGAAGAAGGAAAAGTTGAGGAGGATTAAGAAATTATGAAGTGTCCTAATTGTGGAAGTAAGGTTTACGCGGATGATACTCTTGACAGCGAATGGGAACTTGGCAGATATTATGACACAGTAGAAGGCACTTGCCCCGATTGTGGTAAATCGTGGCGATGGATTGAAGTTTATACTTTTGACCACGTAGCCAATGTAATTCCGATAAATGATGACGACCATCTTTAATGGTCGTTAATTTTTTATTAATTATAATGCACGTGCATTCTATTTAACATGCCTATAAAAAAATAAGCGCTTTCGCGCTTAATAATCATTACGGTTTAATACGTCTTGTGAAAATGCGTAATCAATCAAACAGGCTTTACCATTACGGATTCCCCAATTATAAGAATGAATATCCTTATCAAATTTGAATACCCATTCATATTCTTCTTTTGTAAGAAAAAGTTGAATATCCCCGCCATTATAACATCCGCCTACCTTATCAATGCGCGGCATAATTACAAACGACAATCCTTGATATTCAACAGGCGTGACTTCCGCAAGTAAATATTCATAACCCGCCCGTTTAGCTTCCTGAAAAGCGCGGTATTCATCATCACAGCCGCCAATATCCGCAACACAATCATTATCATAATCCCATTTAATAACATAATCAGAAGTAATAAGGGCAATCCGCGCCGAACCACAACAGACCAAAACATGACGTTTCTTGTCATTATTATACTTTTCTACCTGATTTTCTACATCATTCACATCCCACATATACCCATCAATATAAGGGAAGATAGACCGCAGGAAATTCATAGCGCGCACACGATAGTCAGACTTCATATTGATTAGCCCCTTTCGTTTTTCTGATATAATTATACAGTCTACCGACTATTTTGTCAAGTTAAAAATATGTAAAATACATAGTACGTGCAATCTAATTAATATACTATTTACTTGACAATCTGCGCAATTTTTGATATACTATATTCAGAAAGGGGCGATACAGTATGGAATGGGATTTGGATAAGATTAGAGAATGGATTAAGCATCAGCCGGCATCCCCTAAAATTAAGCGGATGCGCGTAAACCTTTTTGACATCTATCGTTATCAGGAAGATTACGAAAAGATTTACCGAATGGTTCAGGATTTAACAAATCCTTAACTTGACAAATCAGTCACTCCATGATATAATAAATACATCAAGTGAAGGGAAACACTTATAAAACCAGAAAGGAAAACAATATGGATAACAAGAACATTAACATTCACTTCCCTGGCTTCTGTACTTTTCTCGGTATCGCCTTTATCATCCTTAAACTGTGCAAGGTCATTGATTGGGCATGGGTTTGGGTGCTTGCTCCCATTTGGATGAGTTGGGTACTCGCCGCGGTTATCATCATAATTACTTTGATTATCGGTTGGATTGTTACCAGATAACAAAGAATTAACTTGACAATCTTTCCAACTTCTGCTATAATAAGTACATAAGAGAAGGAAAACTCTTCCAAACCAGAAAGGGAAATAACATGACTAAGATGGAAATTCGCACCAACGTTAAGACCGCCGTTGCCGAGCAGTTCACCGAGTTTTTCGGTAATGCTATCCAGATTGACGATTTCACCTATGCCATCCCGATGGGCACCGCAGAGGACAACGGGCACCCGCTGTTCGCCAAGGTTGAAATTTCCTGCCCGAACTGGTATGCGACTGCTAAGACCGAAGCGTTTGATGTTGACGCCAAGGTAGCCGCGTTCAATGCCGAACTGGCAGAGCGTGCGGAAAAGGCCGCGGAGAAGGCACGCAAGGCCGCCGAGAAGGAAGCCAAGCGCAAGGAGAAGGAAGGGGAGTAATCCCCTTCTTTTTTAATATTGTGTAAATTATATTGCACGTACAACCTAATTAACAAAAAATTAAAGCGGTTATTTAACCGCTTCCCATTCATCAGTATCATGATTATATTTATATGTGCCCTTCTTATCAGGCAAATCAAAACCAAATTCTCCATACATAAAGTCTTGCGCTTCTGCTGATGGAATGAAATGAACAGTCACATACTCACAATTTTGGAAAGCAAAATCCAAATTGCAAAGCATCTCGTCAATATTTACCTTATCAACGTCCAAATGTTCCCAATTCCCAAGATAAAAGTCATACGCGGCGGCGAACTCGCTACCATAGTCAAGATACTTCTGCTCATACTCTGCGCAAGTCTGCTCGTCGTAAAAGTCCTCACCATCAAACGCACGATAAATAATAATCTTCTTCATACTGGTTTCTCCCTTCATTTGATACATTTATTATATCCTAAAACTCTTATATTGTCAAGTTAAAACATCGTAAACTACAATGCACGTACATTCTAATTAACACAAACTTTAAAAAAAGAAGGCTTACGCCTTCTTTTCCTTTGCCTTGGCTACCTTGGCCGCCTTTTCCGCAGCCTTGGCAGCCTTGTTTTCATCCTTGATGCGCTTCTCGGCCTCCCACGCGGCGGCTACCTCGTAGGGGTCAAACGCAGGCGATACCTTGGTGGGCTTGTACGCCTTGGACTTGACGGTAACTTCCGTCCAAACTTCCTGACCGTCAACAGTCTGAAGGATAGCGAAAGACGCATCCGCAAACTTGACAGCATCGTTCTCCTGAAGGACGGGCATCAGGGCGGCAATGGTCATCTGACGGGCGGTGGACTTAATTTCATTAGCGTTCATAGACATATCGTTTCCCTTTCTGGTTTTTGAGCCTTTTCCTTGGCTTCTGTAGATATTATAGCAGAGATTCAGCGGATTGTCAAGTTAAATTCTTGCTTACCCGTCCTTACCTCCCTGCCCTTGGAACAATTATAGTATAGCAGAAATCCCAGAAAAAGTCAAGTTAAACGTATGTTAATTACATCGCACGTTCACCCTAATTAACAAATACTTAACTTGCAATCTGTGCGTCTTTGTGCTATACTATATACATCAAATGAAAGAGAGGAAAATCCCCTATGATTGATAATCGTATTCATTACTATCTGGCTCTTGACACTGAAACCACAAACGGACTTGACCAGCCTCTTGTTTATGACATCGGCGGCGCAATCGTAGACAAGCAGGGCCGCATTTACGAAAAGTTTTCTTTCGTGATTCGTGACATTTACATTCATGAACGCGAACTCATGCGAACAGCCTACTATGCGGATAAAATCCCCGAATATGCCGCCGACATCCGCGAGGGCAAGCGCGAAATGGTTAATTTCATGTTTGCGCGTCGTTTTATTCTCAATCTGATGGAGAAGTACAACGTTCACGACGTGGCCGCCTATAATGCGCATTTTGACCGAAACGCGCTCAACACAACTATTCGTTGGTTAACGAAGTCCAAAGTTCGTTACTTCTTTCCCTATGGCACGGAGTTTGTATGTATCTGGAATATGGCTTGTCAAACCATCTGCCAGCGCAAAACATATAAGGATTTTTGCGAGGAAAACGGCCTTATTAGCAATAGAGGGCGCAACATCAGCACCAGCGCGGAAAATGTTTTCCGTTATCTGATTCTCAATCCCGAATATGAAGAAGAGCACAAAGGACTTGACGACGTTCTAATTGAGACTGAAATTATGCGTCGGTGCTTTTCCAGCCATAAGGCAATGCCGCATGGTAAAGGAATAAGACGTAATTGTTGGATGGATGTTAAGAGGACGTAAAGTCCTCTTTTCTTTAAGGTAATGTTAAATAGATTGTACGTTCATTATAGTTTACTTATTTTTAACTTGACTTTATACCCACTCTATGTTATACTATATACAAGAAAAGCAAAGGAGATAAAAAATATGGTTTCTACTGGTATCGTTCGCCGCATTGATGAGTTGGGCCGCATTGTTATTCCGAAGGAACTTCGCCGCACTATGGGTATTAAGGATGGCGATCCGCTTGAACTTTTTAGAGATAAAGACCATATTATCTTGCAAAAATACACCCTCTCTGATGAAGTAGGCCAGGCCGTAGATTTTCTGAAAAGTTGGGTTGATGACCCTGAATCTGATGCAGCTAAAAATATGACTTCCTTAGAATTGGATGTTTTCAAACGTCTGTTGGAAATAGTGCATAAAGCACATAACGGAGAAGAATAGGGCGTAACCGTCCTATTTTTATTAAATAAGTGTAAATTACAAAGCACGTACATTCCAATTTACACACAATTAAAAAAAGAGGGAATAATCCCTCTTAAATAATATTTAACGCCATCAATATTTTCTTCCACCACGGAGCAAGATGAAAACGAACACTATATTCATAATGATACTGCTTTAATTTATCCACTTTTGAGCAGGCTTGAACAAGTTCAAGATAAGATTGATTTGTTTTATTTAGCGTTTCAATTTCTTCTGCTTGTTGTTTAATAATTGTTTCACGCGCTATTACTTGTTCTGTCATCATTTTATCATGATTATAAATTTTATCATATTCAGTTTTATTTATATAATAACGATTATTTTTTTCAGTTTCTTTTGCTAATTTAATTAATGCTTTCATCTTGTTTACATCAAAAATCTGCCACGGGTCTTTGCACAATTCAAAATATACTGGTTCACTTACATAATACCATTCACGGCTATATGAAGGCAAACCAATAGCGAGCAGCGCAAGCATAGAATGCGCAAAAGTTTCCATATTATACCCAGACGGAATGGGTAATTTTTTAGTTAAAACATGATACTGTTGATGAAATAATTGACAACTGTGGGTCTTATATTGAGAAATACGTCTTGACAAATCTCCGCCCCATCCAATCTTTACAGAACAAAGTAATTCACCATCAGGGGTAAGACCGCGTTCGCCAAAGAAATAAATACCGCTATCATGAGTATCACAAGTAATATTATTGTCGCTCAAAACTTTCAATGCCATATTTTTATTTCCTTTCTTTTTATGTATTTATTATATACTATAAATTGTATTCTGTCAAGTTAAAACTATGTTAACTACAAAGTACGTACTCTCTAATTTACACAACCTTAAAATAAAATCCTAACTCTATGAGTTAGGAAAATAATAACGGCAATCCCAAAGCAAATCATTATACAAACGCGGTGGCAACAGAAATTCCATAATTTCTGTGTCTCCATCGTGCCACGTTCGCCGCCAGCCAAAAAAGATATTCCAGATAAAACCTTTTGCATCACAAGCCGCCGAACAAAGCGCTTGCATTTTCTTATCTGCTACCTGATAACGTTGCATCATTTTATTATTTCTCCTCACATATCGTTATTTCATCTTCTGAACGGAGGAAGTCAAAAAAACCATCTTTATAAAAATTCTTAAATACTCTTACGGTATAATTTACCCAATTATTTTTTTCAAAATTAACATCTGATTCTTCAATAGGGTCAATATTAATTCCCACAATATAACCATCCATTGTAAGAGCAGAATTCAACGATACCTTATCACCAATCTTAAACATATTAATTATTCTCCCTTCATTTGATAGTATAAGTATAGCAGAAAAATTCTAATATGTCAAGTTAAACTTATGTAAATTGAAAGACACGTACAATTTAATTAACATAAAATTAAAAGATGGGTTAAATATCCCATCCTAAATCCGTAGGGTCATAATCATAATAATTACTACCCATATATGGATCGTAGTTAGTTTCGTCTACATCATCGGGGATGTCGGGTTCTTCAAAAATATCCTCGCCATAAAATGAAATAGTATTAGTTTCTTCATCATAATCAATACTATCAATAATGCAATATTGATTAAGATAGGGGTCACCGAGTACAATAGCATCTTCGGGCAGTTTCTGGAGTTCCTTAATCAATTCTTTAACAGTCATAAAACAAATCTCCTTTCGTGCAATTTTTAAAACTATCTTCAAAACATATAGAACAGGGGCAATCATCATCATCATCAAAGTGCATCATATCATTAGCGAAGCACTGAAAAGCAAAGAAGCAAATGCCGTTATCGTTCTTCGCGCAATGTTGGCAATAATAGTTATTTTTAATACATACCGCCAGGTAGTCGTTAATAGCCTTTTCCTGCGCCTTAGTGTAATCCATCATTTTGATGTCCTCCGTTCTTTTTCTATATATAGTATATCAAGATTTAAGAAAGAAGTCAAGTTAAACCTATGTTAATTAGACCGCACGTACACTCTAATTTACAAAAAGTCAACAATAATTCATCGCACTACCATACTACCATAGTAGCACTTTAGCATAGTAGCATATCACCATAGTAGCGCGCTAAACCTACCACTTGACTTCGTTATGAAATTATGCTATAATATTTACGGAAGGAAAGGAAGAGGCAGTCTGGAAATTCTAGTAAGTCAAGTGCTGGGAGCTGGAACTCAAGGAGCTGGAAGTCAAGTAGTAAAAGCTGGAAGCTGACAAAATTTACCATCCACCTCTCAGGAAAAATTTCTGTCAATAAGCTGAAGAAAAAAATATTTCCCATTCTAGTATAACACGAATTATTTATTTTGTCAAATAAATAATTATTTTTTATTTTAAAATAAAATATTTTTATTTATTAAAATAATTTAAAATAATTTAAAAATAATTAAAATACTTTTCTTTTGAGAAAATTCAAAAAGGAGCTGAGAGTCAAATGAAAGAAGGTAAGCATTTATCAGATGCTTTGATAAACGAACGGCAACAATATCAGAAAGGTAGATTAAATTTAATTGTAGCACAGACCGGCCAGGGCAAAACAACCGCCGCAATAAATACAATACCCGGCCAACTGGGCATTCCGCCGCAACGCTGTCTCATTCTTATTGATACAACTATGGGTGAAGAAGAAAAGATAGCACTTGACGAATGCCAAATGTGGGGCGAAAAACTTGACAAACCCTATATACTAAACTATCAAAAATTCGGCTCAATGGTAAAACGCGGCGAACTAACCGCGGAAATGTTTGACTATATTTGCTGCGACGAAATTCACAATCTTATCAAATATGTAAGAATAGATGAAGCAAACATTTGGCGCCGCAACCCAGAAAGCACACGAGAAGTAATCTGTCTAATTCTATCGCAAGAGTCACTCTCCTACGTAGCAATAGATACACTTCTTCACTGGGCAGAGCTGAAAGGCATTTGGTGGTTTGGACTAACGGCCACCGCAGATAACCTAGAGAAATGGGCCAGACTTAAATCATACATTAATGAAATTCAAATTCAAGAGCAACTACTTGCTTATGAAGTATTTCAGAAATACGAATATTCAGATGTTCATGTTTTACTTCGCGCAAATCCAGAAGTCAAACGCCTTATCTTCGTGCCCACAATTGAACAAGGAGAGCAATTCGCGCGCGAAATTCAAGAAAATACTGGAAGAAAAGTTGTATGTCTCTGGTCGAAACACTCACTAAAACCAATGACAAATAATCAGCTAGCAATCGTCAGTCACTTACAACAAAGCCATAGCTACCCAGATGATGTAGATGATATTATATTAACAGAAGCATACGCAACAGGTTGGAACCTAATGGACGATAATGTCCAAATAGTAATTGTTCATAGTGGAAACAAAGATATTCAAATTCAATTCCCAGGAAGAAAACGTGGAGATTGGCAAATACAATATAATTATAATAGTCAGTTAGCAGAAAATGGCAGACGCCTTGCGCGCAAACAACAAGTAAGAGAACAAATAGCTGGAACAGAATGGGAGATACCAGAAATATATTTGAATAGAAAATTAACCAAAGAAGATAAAGAAGCATTAATAGCAGAAATTGGATACCCAAAGAAATGGACGTCACTTAAGAAAGATATACAAGATAGGTATGAAATTACACAATCAGGTACTGGAATTTATTATGGACATATTATAAAAATGAAACCTACGATTTAGTAGTATTGCTAAAAAATAAAAAAAAAACGGGTCCGGGGGTCTATATAGACACCCCCGGACCCAAATTTTTTCTATTCCCTTATCTTACTAAATTCTGACAGAAAATTACCCCTACCTTCAATATAATAGGTGGAGTAAAATTTTGTAGGAAAATAGAAAGTTACCTAGAAATAAGGCAACCACTATTTTTCAATTTTAAAAGTTAAATACTTGACAAGAGTAGAAATTGGGCGCACTACCATCTACTATACTCCTACCTTTTGCTCTGCCTACACTACCCTACCGAAATTTTCCGTACCAAATTTTTCATGCCCTACCGTTTGCCCTATCCTACTCCTTACTTATTACATTAAATTACTTTCTTTCCTTTCTTTTGTTTACTAGGATGTACCATGCTTGAAACCCTCCCACTTTCGTTTTCTTCCATTCAAGAAGAGTTCTGCGCGACTTTATATATTTTGTATAAAATGTTTTATTCAAAGTTTATAATTACACCTTTGTGTGGCCGTCGCGCAAAGCGCTCCGGCTCGTGGTCCCAACTTTTTCGCTGCGCGAAAAAGTTGGAATCCACGGAATTTCGTTTTTATTAATAATAATAATGACGTTATATCTAATTTCCTTAAAATTTCATGATAGAATAAAATGATTTTCTATAATGAATATTAAAAGAATTTAATACAATTATAAGTCAAGAAGAAATTTGTGTTAATGAAATTGCAATAAAGGCGATTATACCAATAGAATATCTTATTGTTATACAATAAATGTATGAAACTATAACGTTCCAACTTTTATTCATAACGTTTCAGTAGATACATTTATATAGTTTGTATAAATAATTTTATTCAAACTTGACAATTCGCGCAATTCATAGTATAATAAAAGAAAAAAGGAGTAAATAATTATGTCTTTCAATGCTTACACAATAGCCCACATCACCAAACAATACCATCATAACGGAATTTCTACTTGGCAAAAACTTCAACATCATATTGAATGTGCGGCATATAATGGATATGATTTCTATGAATTAGAGCCTCGTGAATGGCAATATATGGATAAGTTAGTTGAATATGGATTTGAAATTACCTATACAGAAGATTGTAGAAATATTGTACGGTGGGATAATGTATAACTGGAATTTCATTTTCATTTCAATTTCACTTTTGAATTTGGAATTTCATTTTCATTTTCCCTAAAACTTGCGGCTGGAATTTCAATTTCATTTTATCCCGTAATTTCATTTTAGAATTTCATTTTCATTTGTCCTGAAATTATACCCCTAGAATTTCATTTTCAAACTCCCCTAAACCTACCCGCCGTAATTTCAATTTGAAGTTTCCCATTACTACGGAATTTCATTTTCATTTGAAAGAATGGAAAAGACAATAAAACGAGTGTTTGACTTTCCCGAAATTTCGTGTTATAATAAGAAAAAATGGAGGTAGTCTATGGTGGGTGAATTAACTAATATACTACAAGAACTTGATACTATTACAAATAAAGATGAAATTTGTGCGGCAGAAGCCAACGAAATCGCAATGGAAGCAATAGCATCAGTAGAGCGTCCTATTGTTATGCGGCGGATACGTGAGGCCGCAAATCAAGGAAAGTTTCAAACTTTTATTGATAATGTTTCAGCTGATACAATTGAGTGGCTAGAACAAGATTTGGGATTTGAAATTGAATCATGTTGTGGAGGAAGAATTGTAAAATGGAGAAGGGTGTAATTAAATTTTCTGCAGAAGGCATGCGCGAACTTACCTACAATGCTCAACATTCGTTGGAAAATGAGGAATTTCAAAATACCAAAGATAAAATTATTGCGGCCGCGAAGCAGGGTCACTACTCCCTGAATCTAACCCTAGACTATCCTACCACAATTAAAGCATTACAAGGATTGGGTTTTAAAGTCCATTATGCTACTGAAATACCCATTACGACATATGCGTCTGGTAGAGTCCCAAATTACTACGAGGTGAGTTGGTTTGACAAATGAGTATCCTATCGATAGTGAATTTTGGAAATGGTGGAATACCTACTGGGCAAAAAATTCTACTAATGAAAAAGTTGACATTTCATTAGATTTCTGCTATAATAATTATATAAAGGAAAGGAAAAAGGAGAATCCTAAAAATGGAACTGTTGAATTTCATGAATACCCACCCCGATTGGAAGACTCTGCTCGCGGCTGAACCTTACTATCTGGATATTCGTTCTGACGAAATTGATGGTATCCAGTATTTCTTATTGAAGTATAATCAGATTATGTCTGATATGGGTTTGCGCGAAGTTCAGGAAGCTCGTGGTTCTATTTTCCGTCAGAATGACGAGGGCTATTGGGTTTGTGTGTGCCATCCGTTTGATAAGTTTTTTAACTATGGTGAGCAGTATTCTGCGGTTCACGCTATTGATTGGGATACTGCGTCCGTTCAGCAGAAGGTGGATGGTTCTCTCATCAAGATTTGGTGGGACTATGATGGCTGGGTAATCTCTACCAATGGAACCATTGATGCGTTTAAGGCTGAATGCGGCGACACCACCTATGGTGATTTGGTTCAGAAGGTAATTGACCGCATTCCTAATTTCTTTAAGCATCTTGATAGTGACTACACCTATATGTTTGAGCTTACTTCTCCCTACAACCGCATCGTTGTGCGCTATGAAGGTATCAATCTTTGGTATCTTGGCCGGCGCAACATTTTAGATGATACCGAAGATAGCGAAGGTCTGGAACTTGATGGTCTGCTTTATCCAAAAGTATACCCCCATCACTCTCTTTCTGAATGTGTTGCGGCCGCACACGAAATGGGCGATGATGAGGAAGGCTACGTTGTATGCGACGCTGCGTTTCATCGCATTAAGATTAAGGGCGATGAGTATCTTGCTCTACACAAGATGCGTGGTAATGGCCCGCTGACTGTTCTGCGCGTAGTAGAAATGTATCAGCAGGGAACTCTTGATGACTTCGTTGCCTACTATCCGGAGTTTAAGGACTTTACTGATGATGTGATTCAGCGTATTCGCTACTACATTGAAGTATGCGATACTGCGTTTAAGGTAGTACATAGTGTTGTTGGAGCAACGGGAGAACGTCGCGACTTTGCAATGTATGCTAATACCTACACGCCTATCGTGCGTTCTTATCTATACGCGCGACTAGACGAAAAGGTAAAGGATGGTAGCGACTATCTAATGAATATGCGTGCGCGCACCCTAGCTTCTTATATTATGGCAGAAATGGAAACGACCAAGATTGGAGCAGAAGATGAATAGAGCATGTGAAAAATATTTTAAAAAAGATGTTTGTGAACCTGATAATACCACCGTGCGCCAAGCATATTATGCTGGTTTTCGCCGCGCATATAATTCAACTGGTGGAGAAGCAGAATGGCAAGTTATGAATAATATGGCGGTTTGTAGTAATTGTAATTGTGTCGTGGATAAGTATATTAGTATCCATTATGATTTCTGTCCGCGGTGCGGCCTAAGAATGTGGGAGAACAAAAGCAATGAATGAAATTATAGAAATCCTTATGCGGCGAGACGGCATTTCACAACTTGAAGCAGAAAACCTCGTAGAAGAATGTAGAGAAGAACTCTGTGGTGCGGCCGCCCGTGGAAGTTATCAGGAGTGCGAAGATATTGTTGCTTTGTATTTAGGATTGGAACCTGACTATTTAATGTATTTATTATGGTGATAATATGAATATCAAGAATAAGATTATCAAGTGGCTTGGCGGCTACACAGAAGAAGATATGCTTAATAGAAGTCAGGCTACTACTATTACCTATTCTCATATAGAAAAGCAAGTATTCCCTATATCAATGGAGTTTGCTGTTGATGCACAATATGGAAAACCAGATTCTGATAGACTGGAAGCAATTAAGCATAATCTCTGTCATCAAGCAGCAGATTTTATGTTTAAATATAATTTACTTTATTATGATTTTTATTATGATGAAGTAAGTAATTGCTATATTATGCGCGCGAAAGCATATGTGAGGGAACCATAATGATAGCACTGAATAAGGAAATGCCAAAAAGTTGTCTTGAATGCCCTTGTATGGGCACTTATGACATACCTAATGATAATGGAAAAATATATATGCTTAGAATATGTCATGGTAATTACAGGACTATTTATCAAACCACCATGACAGAATATAAAGAAAATAAAGATATTCAACAAGAATGGATGAATTTACCACGACCAGAATGGTGCCCTTGGATAGATGTAGGAAATGCAGGTTTAAAGTGGAAAATGACTTATCCAGATGATTATGATGATAAAGATAGATGGCATCATAATATGGCAGGTTTTGGAGGAGATTATTAATGACATTACGAAATTGTCCGCTTTGCGGCAAAAATCATATGCGTCATTTTGAAGAAGGATTAGCACGCCGTGATGAATTTGGCGTAATGTGGTTTACTGAAAAAACTGAAAAATTTATTGAATGTCTAACTTGCGGCCACACCGCTTCTGGATGGGAAGAAGGAGAAGCCGAAGAAGAGTGGAATACAAAAGACCCAGATGAATGGGAATTAAGGTGGTGGAAAAAGAAATGCGATATGTAAAGAAGCCTATTCCAGTTGAAGCAATTCAAATTCCAGCCAATGGAGATTGGGATACTGTTGAAAATTGGTTGCACAGTGAAGTGCCTGATTGGTTGCGTGAGGCTATGTATAGAGTAGAAGTCCTATTTGATTTTATTGAAAATCGAGGATTTATGATCCAAACACTTGAAGGACAAATGCTTTGCCCTTGGGGTAGTTATATTATTCGCGGACCAAAGGGAGAACTATATCCTTGTCGTCGTGATGTATTTGAAGAGACTTATGAGCCTGTGGAGGAATAATGTCATATTATAGAAGAGAATATTCAAAATCCTTTGACTGGGAATTTCTTGCTATTGCTATTATTCTTTTAATTGTACTATTTATTGTGCGTTCTTGTGCCAGTAATACAATATGGAATAATGGTATTTGTTCTAATTGCGGCGGACATTACAAATTTCAGCAGGCTATTGGCCATAATCATTATACTGATTATATGTATACTTGTGATAAGTGCGGTCATAGTATTGAGGTGGCTCACCATTATCCGGAGGTTGACGATGAATGAAGAATTAATCTATCGTCGTGATTGTAATTTATTTGCTGAATCACTTGATTATGAAAGTATGATTCATGACACTATGGTAGAATATGGATTTACTTGGCTTAATAATAAAGGTGAACAATATGACCCTGACCATATTTTTGATTTTGCATGTGCGATACTACAAAAAGCACAAAATGTAATTAATACTGCAAATACAGTTGCCTATGAAAAAGAAAAATATAAACCCGGCACCGGTGATACAGTTCTTACCTATGTTAGATATTTAACTTATGAGGAAAATGATGAATAAAATTATTAAAGACTACATTGAGCAAGCTGACTATGATGAACTTCTTGACATCATGGAATACGCGAATAATCACATTTTAAATCTGGTTGCCGCAAAAGAAAATCCTTGGGAATGGTTAATGTATGTAATGAAGGTGGCCACTGATTATAAGGAGCGTTTACATCTTGTGCCCGCGTCACAAGAGCAGTATCATTGTAATTGCGTAGACTATGAATAAATATATAATAGAAGATATACTTTCTCTAAAGATAATAAGCAAGGAGACAGGAGAGGTTTTAGCTGAATGGAAACCTCTGACAATAAATGAAAATGATTACACATTTAGTAAAGAAGCCGACAGGCTACATTTGTGGCAACTGCCGCATGAAACAACAGGAGATTAAAGATACCTGCTGGTTTTGTGGTTATTTTTTCTCTAATTATGAGGTTGTATTATTAGAGAATTATAAGGAACAACATGAAAACTAATAAAGGAACTGATTTAGAGGCAGCAGTACATGGCGGTATATATGCTATTATGGTAGATAAAAAGCCTATTTATATAGGATATACTATGCGGCCATTTTCAGAAAGATTTCAAGAGCACAAAGAACGTATTGCGGGGCTAGCATATCCAAATATTTCTCTATATGAAAATATGACTGAATATGAAAAGAAAAATTATTATTTTTCTATTTTATTTGATGTAGAAAAAGTAAAATACACAAGAAAAATAAATGGCCCATTTAATCGTAGAGAATTAAAATGTATTGAATGTGCCTTTATTTATAGTTTAAAACCAAAATATAATATAAATGGACTTATCAAACCTTATTCATTCTTATAATGTATTAGGAATCGCGGCAAAGCCGCGAATTTTTGGAGAATAAAAATATTTGACAAAATCCCCAATTTCTGCTATAATAATTATAGTAAAGAGAGAGGGGATAATTCATTATGGAAGTTATGAAGGCTACCACCGCACACGCAAAGACGATTGAGGCTATTGAAGCCAAGCGTGCTCGCATGTTGGATATGATGAATACTCGCATTCTGACTAATATCTCTTTGGGTAAATTTGAGTGCGATTTCGTAATTGACTCTCCTGCTATTCAAGACGGACTCTTTGATTACTTCACTTCGCTTGGCTATGCGGTAAGTTTTTCACCCACGGGTAAACAACATACTCTAAAATGCCCTGATAGTCGTGTTATGACCGTTTCTTGGGAGGATGCTATACAGTGAGTAAATTTTGTTGCGTTTGCGGCCGCGAATTTAAGGAAAACGAGCCATATTATTGTGTAGGGCCTAATACTTATACGTGCTACAAAGGAGATTGTTGGTCCATTCATCGGTGGGATTTACTCGCAGCCAGATATGTGGTGCCTGGGCAGCATGAATATTTTGTTACAAATAACAAACTCTATCAGGTTGGTTCTGATAAGGATGAGCCCCGTGGTATGGGCGGACGTTTTTATGCTATAATGTTTGAAGATAATCATTTGGTTACTACTCGCTCTCTTTGGTTCATTGGTGATGTCCCGAAATCCAAGCGTAAGATTTTTAAGCAGAATGCGCGTTTTATACAGAAAGGAGCATGTGGAGATAAATGACTGAATTTATTATGACGGTAGGTATTAGCGGCAGTGGTAAGAGTCATTGGTGCTATGAGCAACATAATATTGCTACCGATATAGTAGCAGATTCCGATATGGTAAGGAGAGAGCTATGGGGAGATGCTAATGACCAGCAGAATCCAGATAAGGTGTTTAGTGAAATGTTCGCGCGCACCAAGTCTGCTCTTTCTCATAATATTAATGTCTTTTACTGCGCGACTAATCTTGGTATGAAGTATCGCATACATACTCTAAATCAGATTAAGCGTCTTTTCCCTAATGTGCGTTGCCGTGTAGTTGTATTTAACACTCCCCTCTTTATTTGTAAGGAATGGAATAAGAAGCGTGAGCGTCAGGTCCCCGATTGGTTATTTGAGCGGCAGATTAAGCAATTCCAGATGCCCGTTTATAACGAGGGATGGGATGTAATTGAAATTGTTACTCCCGCGGAATATAATGGAATTGAATTTTCTCACTCCATGTGGAACGATGTTCGTGCTATTGGGTCACAGGATAATCCGCATCACACTCTTACTCTATATAATCACTTGCAGGCTTGTATTGATAATCTAAATCTGCCTAATGATTATAAAGATACTAAAAATCTATGTATCGCGGCCGGCGTGCATGATATTGGAAAAGCCTATACTCGTAGTTATGATGAAAATGGCGTGGCACACTACTATTCTCATGATAGTTATGGCGCTTATATTGCTATGAATATGCGCTTGCCTGTTGAAGTTATTCAATTGGTTTGTTATCATATGAAGCCTTATGACACTAATGCTTCTTCTGTATGGGAAAAGCGCCTAGGTGAAGAACTATGGAAGAAGATTCTTATTCTGCACGATGCAGACGAAAGGAGCCATTGATACATGAATAAACATGAATCTTGTATTTATTATCTCTTTAAAGAGTGCTTTAATAATACAGAATGGTTTAAACATACAAATTATTCCACTTTATTGGGAATGAAAAATATGCTTATTGAGCTACTAGAAAAAATTAATAGAGAAATGGATAGGTACGAATAATGACATATTATAGTCGTGAAATTCTTGAACAGTATCTTAAAGATACTCGTTTAAATAAGATTTTAGATATTATAGATGAAACTGAACCATATTTAACGGAAGGCAAAACAGTTCCGGCAAATATTAAAGTACGTTTTTGCCGCGATTGTCCTTTATTTGATATAAATGGAATACAACCAGACCCGGGTGTTATTCACGGCCGATGCCTTCGTTTTTCGGATGAACACGTGCCTTACTATGTTCGTGTAGATGATACAGATTTTTGTAATGAGGATAAAATAGAAGATGAAATACTATAGTGAAGACGATGTGCGTGAATTGGTGAGCGAGACAGAAAGTATGTATCTTTTTGCTCACTCTACTCCTGTTAATATTCGTTTTTGCCGCGACTGTCCTTATTTTATTAGTGATTATATTCCTGATGAGGTGGGACGGTATAGTGGCTGGTGCGAATGGCGGTCAGAGGGTGAAAATGGTTGGCATTACGATGTAATGGAAGATAGTTTTTGTAATGAGGATGATATAGTAGATGTCTATTAGTTTAGTTTTATGTTTGTTTATCATATTCTTTGTAATTTATGAATCTACTCATGATGGTAGTTGGCCAGGAGGCCGCGCATAATATGGAAGTTTT